TCACTCATGTGCTGGCTTCCTAAAGACCACCTCGTTGACGTAGAACTGCAAGCCAGTCAGCTGCAGCTTCAGTCCGTCAGCCTCTTCTGCCAGGTCAACAAGAGCTGCCGCACATTGTCCGAATAGCTCCCGCTCGACTGGGATGGGGGCTTCATCAACTGTGGGTCCGGTGCTGGTATTTGCACTGGCTTCACCTGGTACAGGCTTTCCTCTTTTCGAGAGGAGGAAGCGCACCCGATCAAGCTCAGTGCGAGTAGCAGCAACAGACTGTTGGTGGTCTTCCTTGAGCTCTTCATAACGAATCTCCAGCTTCTGGTTACGGACCCGAAGCTCGAGCTCCGTATCCCTGTTGTCCTTGTTGATCTTGGCTTGCTTGGTGTGCCAGACAGCACGCTCAACTGAAGTGCCTTGCAGATACCCCAACCAGGCTGCGCCACCGAGAGAAGCCAGCAAGAGAAGCGAAGCAATCAGCCGAGCCCTCATCCTGGCGTACCCATGCACTGGTTGAACTCCTTCTGACGCCTCAGTGTCAGGCCGCGGATCTCGACCAAGGGACATTCCATGCGTTGGGTCCTGGGGTTCCACACCTTTGGCTTGGTGCAGTCCTTCATCTTGTTGAAGTCCAGGATGGTCTTGCAGGCTGCCTCGTACTCTCCCGCACTTAGCTTCCTCGGAATAGAGCTCCCACAGAAAGCACCTGAGCCCACGTTGTAGGCCAGGGAGATGTAGGCGTCGTACTCATGCTGGTGCAGCGGAGCAGAGACACACTGCTTGAGTGCACCTTCAAACTTGCTCACATCCTGCAGCGCCCGGACCACCGCCTTGACAGGCGTGGTCCTGTCGCCCATCTGCACACCCTCAGTCGTTCCAAACCCGATGGTTGGAACGTCACCGGGCACAGGAATGATGGCGGTGTCCGAGTAGCCCTCAGACACCTTCAACCCGACGAATGCACTGGCTGACAAGGCCAGTGCTGCGATCGGAAGACGAATCCACTGCGCCTTATTCATCATGTTCCAGGCGCGAGTCCGGACCATCACGATGGCGCTGCTTGGCCAGCTTCAGGTGCTGGTGCTTGAAGTAGACCGTCACCGCGATATTGGTGACCAGGCCCAGGAAAGCTATCAGCACACCAGCCACTGCAGCGAACTCATTGGCAGTCAAGCCAAAGAGCACAGCACCTGCGCTGCCGCCATATTGCGCAACCACAGCAACCTTCTGGACTGCTGCACCCGCCACCGCTTCTTGAACTTGAGTTGTAACCGTCACACCGTACCCCACCGACTCGTCTTGTTGAAATGCTGCGCAGTCACGTCCTTTCCCAAGGACATGCAAATGGAAGCCCACTGAGCAGGCGTCCAGTAATCTGGGGTCAGGAACCCCACCGAAGCTGCCACTGCACCTGTGCAGTGATAGCGCTCAGACTGTTCAGAACCAGGCAGCAGAGTGGCCAGGACACCTCGAACGTCATAACGACTACCTTCGTTGTCCGCAAACCAGTCGAGAGCTGTGTGGCGATTGAAGCTCTTGACCTCGGTGATCATCCAGTCACTGGGCTTCAGCCTCACATGCTTGATCCGGACACCGGAGCGACCCTTGAACTCCTTGCGGAGTGTTGAGCTACCGATCAGGACACTGCCATCCGGGTACTCTTGCAAGATGGCCTCGGTATGAGTCACATGATCGAAGGGACCCTTCTGACCCCAGCGAACCAGATCCCAGCCCTTACGAACCAGCCACGAGTCGTCCTCGTGATCACCGATGTAGTGCGCCACCTTCATTGGCTTACCTCCTTGTTGCCTGCGTACCTTGTCAAGTCGTAAGTCACCACCTTGCCTCCTCGTCTGGCCATCAATTGGGTGATGCCGTACTCCCGGTGAAGCTGCTGAGCCAGGGCCTTGAAGTCCCTTGGATTCAGATCCATACCGTCTCTGCTGTTTGCTGCAAAGGCCCAGGCCAGGCCTGGTCCCATCAAGTTGATCGAGATGACTGCCGAGTAGTCGTCACCCTCATCAAAGCTCTTGCCTGTCTCAAATCCCCTGGCCACCAACTGAACTGGTTCCAGGTGCCAGTTCATGGACGCTCCGTATCCAACACAGGAGCAACGAAGATCCGGTCCCTGACTTCCTGCGGTGCACCAGCAAAGCCAGCCACCAACTCAGGGTTCTCCAGATCGATAACGCTGGCAGCAAAGACCCGTGCCATACGTGCACGAGCAAGTGCTTTCGCCTTCTGCACCGGTTCCGGATCTGCTGGGTTGTGCATAGCATCCAGCTCCATCTGTGCCACCAGTTCATCGGTGACACGAGTCCGGAAAGCGTACGGAGTGATGATTCGATTAGCAGGCACTGCTGCTGGGATGACGATGTAGTTCGGCAGTGTCATTACTTGACCCGGTAGTAGAGAACAGGGCTCACCATCTGGCTTCCAGAGGAGTAGGCTTCGACAGCTCGACCCACATAGTTGGGTGCTGCGAAGGTGCTCTCTGCCCGATGGACGGAAGTAGCAGCTGAACCAGACAGAACGAGTCCGGTGGCATCGCCAGCAAACGCTGTACTAGCGACGTTCGACCATGACCCGAGATTGGAGGACTGGTAGTTCCACGACTCACCATCAGTGGTGGAAACAAAGCCACTGGTCCCGTTACCTGCATAGATCAGTCGACCGTCTGCAATGGTCCAGACATTTCCTGCCACATTAGTCTGTGTAGGGAGGCCGATAGTTCCTGAGAAAGTCGTGAGATCAGTCGAGGTGGTGTACTGGCCGGAATTGGAGAAGAGGTAGAACTTCCCTTTGAAGTACGCATGGCGCCACCCAGCAGCAAGTGCTGGGGAGATGCTCACGCTGACAGCGTTACCGCTACCAACAATTCGCTGAGCAGAGAATTGATTACCAATAGTCACCAGAGCACGACCATTACCAGCACTCAACGCGAAGGCCTGCCCGCTGATTCCTGAGGCCAGCGAGAGGCCTGCCCAGGTACCGCTAGCGCCGGTAGAAGATGACCACACCGAGTTGGTGGAGGGCATAGCGACAGCGATGTAGTACAGCGTGCCCGAGTGAGCAATCTGAGCAGTGGTTTCCGCACCCTCACTGATATTGGCAACCGTGATACGCGCACCGAAGGAAGTACCGTTCGTGCTGATAGCTGCGTAGACGGCAGCGTCGTTGTTGCCGACCACAATCCACGTAGTACCAACGCAGATGATGTCGCTGGCATTGACACCAAGGCCATGCCCTACGTTAGTCCAGGTCTTGCCGTAGTCGTTGGACATCCGGACAAGGCTGTTGTCTCGGTCGGCAAGCATGTATCGACCAGAGCCATTCGTGGCCATACGTCGATTACCGCTACCAACAGGAGATCCTGCAGCGATGGGTGTGAATCCATGGGCCCCAAGATGAGAGAGCTTGGCTGCTTCAGGATAGAGCGAGGCAAGGGCAAGAACACCAGCACGAAGCCAGACGCTTCCATCCCCGAAGGTCATCAGGTCCTGGCCACCTTGAGCCAGGATAGAAGCACCAATAGGCAGGCCACCACCGCCACCGATGAGAGAAGACAGAGAAGTAGTCATACGAAGTGCCGCCAGTCGTAGGTGGAATCGATGTAGCGCATGCGATGAGGGACCTTGTGGCCCACATCAACACCAACGTCATCACTGGCACCGTCGATCTGATTGGTTCCATCCCAACCGATCTCATTGGTGTTCAGGCCATTGGTAAACCAGAAGCCGAACTCGGTGCCTGATGCTGGGTTGATCGGAGTCATGACCTTGGCTGCAGTAGCCAGAGTCATGACAACGAACTCACCGGCCTTTGCCTGGTAAGTAGCGTCAGCAGAGAAGACAACCTTCAGCCCAGCTGCTGCAGCATCAGCCGCATCACGCAGATTGGCGAAGTTCGCATCGATCTCCGCATTCGTCAGTGCAGAGCCTTTGGTGGCTCGCAGAGTGACTGAGGTTGCCATCTCTCAGCTCCTGGCTTAGACGCTGATCGTCACGGTCCAGGTGATAGCCAGGGTGTCTCCCGACTCCTTGGTCACCACACCGAAAGTCGTGCGGGCCAGCATCGTTCCAGCAGCAGCCGCATTGAACAAACCAGCCTCAGTCACGGAGCCGGTACCGCTGCCTGCACCGAAGGTTGCAGTGAAGGCGATCGATGCACCGGTAGGGACTGCACCAGTCAGTGCAACACGACCCAGTTCATTACCAAGCGCCGTATTGCCTGCAGCCGCAGCCACGTTGTTGGAGCCCAGAGCCATGTGAGACATCACACCCTGGGCAGTGCCAACGATCCGGCTGGCAATGTGTGCCAGACCGGCAGTGACCACCAGGTTCTTGATCTCACGCTGATCCTTGACCTTGCCGTCAGGACCAGTCAGGACGATAGAGACATCGCCACGGGCTTGGAGTGTTTCAGAGTAGTTCATAGTTTTCCTCGTCTTGGTTAGAAGTTGGTGATGCTTCCCACGTAGTCCTCAGCGAAGTAGTCCTGGCTTGAGTAGTTGTGGAGAAACACGGTTCCAGAGTCAGTAGCCCTGGCTTGATCGGGAATAGCTTTGTTGACCGACCGTTGCCACTGATCCAGTGCCCTAGCCGTAGAAGACCGCGGCTTGGTCAGCGTGTTCGATCTAAGGTAGGTGGCACGAGCGGTGTCAGAGACAGGCTTGGACAAGCTGCCGGTGAAGCCATATGTGACACGAGCTGTGTCAGCCAGTGCCTTGCCCACACCCTTGGTATTGATCTGATCACCGAGTCGAGAGAAGTCCGGTGTCATCACACGACCAGGCATGTACTGCGTGGCTACCGAATCCGCAGCACGGATCGAATCGCTCACAGAGCGCTGAAGCGTCTTGCCAATCGAGTCACCAGCCACGAAGCCATCGGCATACGTGCGCTGGTAAGACACGGTGCGAGTGAAGGTATCCAGAGCCCGTGGCTGCTCCACAAGGCCTTTGCCGATGGTCTTGGGACCCAAGCCGTCTGCAGTACGTACACCGTCATCAAAGCCCTTGGAGATCAGCTTGCGGACCTCATCGAGAGCAAGAGATGTATCCGCCAAGCCAGCCTTGCTCATCTGCCTTGCCAGCACATCCGAGGTAGACACCAGCTCGCCGATGTTGCGGAGCAACGAGAGGCGAGGGGTGTCGTCACCAGCAGAAGCCTGATCACTCAGACTCTTGCCCATCTCCCTGATCAACTCATCGGTGGCCAGGCTGATGTCCAGCAGCTGCTTGTGCAGCGAGAGGACGTGCTGATCAGAAGTGCTCACCAGATCATCGTCTGCCTGGAGCATCTCCAAGAACATACCCAGGGCAACCTGTGCAGCCAGATAGGTTGCAGACACCTGCGCAGACACCTGTTGGGCAGCAGATGCTGCCTTCAACTTGGTGTATGTCGTAGCGGCCTGGAGCCGCACAGTGCGCAGGTTGATCTTCACTGAAGTCCTTAGAAGTCCTCGCGGACCTTGAACTTCAGGAGCTCATACATCGTCTGGGTACCGCCCAGAGGATCAGTGATCTCGACCTCACCCTCATAGTCACCGGCAGGAACAGCCAGCGTCCCAGACTTCCACATGAAGATGACCTCCCCACCGAGGGGATTGGTCACCACACCGCTGAGGGTATCCAGGATGGTTTCAGTACCAACCTGGCGGAAGTACAGACGAACAGCCGAACCAGTCAGATCAATAGGCTGATTGGTGGTTTCATCAGAGAGAGTCAGCCGCAGCTGAGGCCGGGTATCGTTGGCTACGAGTTTGATTTTCTCGTTCATTACAGGAGCTCCGAAATTGATTCCCGTATGAATCCTCATGGGAGGATTCACGTATCAGGTTTCGGAAGTTCCTGGAGTACTCAGCCATCCGTTGAGAATTATTGTCTCACACAATATTTGCCGAGTATCCCTACCAGCTCACTGAATCCAGTTCAGCCGGAGTGCTGGCCCCATTTATCCTCATCCGAAGGTTCCGTGCTTTGTTGTGCACAGAACTCACATGCTGGGCCAGAGCAGTACCCACAGCCAACATGCCATCAGTATCAAGACTGGTCACACTGTTGTTGGCAAGGGTCCAGTTGATGAAGAAAGGACCATTTGCTGCCTTGGCCAAGCCAGCCAATTGAACAGCACCCTGGATACGACTTTGACTGATCGCGTCACTGTCGTAGACCCAGCCATTCACAGAGAAGCCGCCGAACTCTGCAGCGTCTCGTGCAGCCTTGATCTCTGCCCACTTAGCAGCCCGCTTCTCATCGAGAGAGCGCAGATCCTGCCAGGCCATCTCTTGGTTCGACCATGCCCAAGCACCCCTGGGTTGTCGAGCCTTCTCGGCTTGCTGAGCCGGTGAATAGGCCACCAGAGCCCCATCCACCACATGGTGAGTCAGCATACTGACTTCACTCTCTGAAGCCAGACGAAGAAGACTCAAGCCCTGGAGCTGAGTCTCCATACCCACAGGGGAATACCCAGACTGCTGAATCTCACCGGTACTGGGGTTATAGAGGACGTAGTTCGAAATCATCGCTTGGCAATAGTCACAGCAATTGAGGGGCGCAGACCAGAGTTTGCAGTAAACGAGGACGCCCCGGAGGCATTACCGTTGTAGCAGGCGAAGGTATAGGAACCAACCGAACTCACCGTGTGCACCAACGAAATAGCCCAGCAACCTGCAGCAAGAGTTTCTCGACGCAGATTACCTGCCTCATTCCAGGCCTGGTTCACACCAATATCGAAGACCGTACCGAATTCCATGGTCATGGTTGCCATGACCAGAATAGGGATCGGACCACCTGCCAGGTCATTCGCACTGACGCTCACCGTTACCGCGGTACCCGAATACCCAGGTGAGTAACCCGCTGCCACCACAGTCACCGCATTTCCAGCGATGTTCAAGGTGTTCACTGCGTTGATCGCACTGGCAGTCAGCGAGCCAGAGAACGTACCACGAGCACCAACCAGATCACCGGTGAAGGTGCCCGATGCAGCACTCAAGGCTCCGGCGAAGGAACCAGTTGCAGCATTCAGAGATCCGGAGAACGTACCGCTGGCACCCGCCAAGGTGCCCCGGAACACAGCGTTGTTGAACTCTGCGTTGCCACTCTTGGTGATTCGCCAGCCGGTATTGCCCGAGCTGTAGTCCAGCGATCGGATCTCGTCAGCGATCTTGGCATTGCTGATCGTGCCGTCCTTGATCACCGCCTGGTTGATGTAGACCGTATCTTGGTCGACGATGAACGGCTTGATCTTGTTGGTGGCACCGCTACCGACCCAGAAGCGATCGACATCGAAGCCAGCATCCACCTGGGCACCGTTGTTCCAGATACCGAAGCCACCGGCCAAGCCGTTGGCATTCAGCCGCACGTAGTAGAACGACTTGGCAACGCCCATGTCATTCACCACCGCACCCATGTCCGTCCGGACTTGAGCCAGTGAAGCATTCACCCGAGACTCAACCTGCTGGGTTGCCAGGGCATTGGCGCTGTCACCATCGATCCGTGCAGTCTGCTCGGTCTGAATAGCAGCAGCCACAGCCATGGCTTCTCCGTAGGCTGCATTGGACGTGGCTTGAACAGAGTCAACTCGCTGAGCGAGCGCACCATCAGCCTGACTACGTACAGTCTGCTCAGTTGCAATGGCTGCGGCATTGGCTTGAGTCTGAGCCAGCAGTGCGTCATACCGCTGCACTTGAGCAGAGTCTGCATCTGCTCGTGCTGCCGCTTCAGTGAGGATCGCTGCCTTGTTCTCTGCGAACTTGGTGAACAGGATGTCCTTCTGCGTTGCGAGAGCAGCGTCACCGTCAATGCGAGCCTGACGCTCCGAGGAGATCACAGCAGCGTTGTTGTTCACACCAACAGCGATGGCATCCACAGCAGTGATGGAGGCCATGTCAGCCTCTTCACGAACCCGTACTTCCTGCAGCAGCAGAGCCTTGTACTGATCAACCTCACCACGAACATTCGTCAGCAACTGCTGAAGCAAAGTGTTTGCTTCCAGTCGACGATTGATCTCCAGAGCCAGGCTGTTGTCCAGCGTGGTGATGCTCTGGATCTTCTCCCGCAGAGCAATAGCCAGATCACTCTCATTGATCTGGTTTCGGAGCATCTCGAGGATGTCCTCGATCATCGGCTTGGCCGTAGCAGAAGCAGGGCCAATCAGATCCAGCTCAGTGCCGTTCACCGACACATGACGAATCCAGTAGTAGTAGGTCGTACCCACTGCCACCTTGTCGTAATGGAAGTTGCCGCCAACCTCACTCAGCACCAGGGCCGAATCGAAGTTCTCAGCGATGCCGCGGTAGAGCTTGGTGAACGCAATGGCATGTGGATATGTCGTGGGCATCGTCCACGTCACATCGATACCACCGAACGCCGGCGTAGCAGTCAGCAGCGAGTTGTTGCTCGGATCTCCTGGCTTGGGACCCGTCCAACCACCAGTACCGCAGTAGCCAGAACCGGTGTTGCAGGAACCACCGGTGCCAGACGTACCCGTCTCAAAGCTCTTGGTTTCAAACACCTGTGCCCCTCCACTTGTCTGTGGTCGAGCCATTACCGATCACATCGAAGCCGTTCATCTTCTGAACATCCACAGGAATCGTGGTGGCTCGCAAAGCTGCCAGCAGATCTTCGACAGTCGTGTTGCTTCCTCCACCCGTACCACCAGTGGAAGTCAGTGTGCGGGCCACATGAGCCCACACAGCTTCAGCAATAGCATTGGTACCAGGTGCAGCTGGTCGAGTAGCCAGCAACAGTACTGCGGCCAACTCAGGACTGAGCTCAGACCGCACAGCAGCAGCAACCTCAGAACCAGATGCACCCGCACCACCGGTTCCACCGGTGGCGCTGTATCCGATCGCAATCCCAGGGGCCTGGTAGCGAACGTTCACAACAGCGCCACCGAATGGATCTCGGTTGTCATAGGTCTTCAGTACCCCATCCACCACCGAGACAGGCGAAGTCACCCCAGCAATGACCAGGGTGACGCCGTTGGCTAGGAAGACGTACAGCGGGATGTCTGCAGTGTCACGACCAACCGTGAACAGCATGTCACCCCACTTGCTGTTGTCACCTGCAGCAAGCCAGTCAATGTGGGCTGTCCACATCTCGCGGACAGACAGCGTTGACGACCCCGAGAAGGTGATCGTCTTCGCTGCACCGTCAAATGCGTAGGGCATCTATGGACCTCAAGGATTGACGTAGCCGCGATCCGCTTCAGCAGCAAAGCTGATGTTCTGGCCCACAGAGCGGGTCAGCGTGTAGGTCACGAATCGAGGCTTGGTAGAGCCCTTCTTCAGAGCGAAGCCCTTGAGCACCACATCCGTACCGGCAGTACCTGCACCACGCTGCACGTTGCTGTCGTAGGCGTAGTCGAAGGACATCGAGGCACTCGTGATCGAACCAGCCAGATCAGCCACACCATCAGCACGCTTCACCGTCAGTGCATTGGCTTCACCGAAGTTGTTGCCAGCAGCAGCGCCCGAAGCAAAGAACAAGCGGAACACACCACCAACGAAGGACGGATCGAACACCAGCGAACCAGCTGCAGTGAAAGGGAAGGTCCGGTTCACACCACCATCGTCAACGAACACGATGCGGTTGATGTCGTTAGCGTTGAAGTTGTCGATGAAGCCGTTCACATAGAGCGTGTCACCGACGAACCACATCAGAGGAGCAGCAGTCTTGCCGTTCACAGCACCAGCAGTACCACCGGTGTTGATGTTGGCATCCTGACGCAGCAGGAACTGGGCCTTGGTGTAGATCTGCTCAGCCGTAGCGTTGTTGCCTTGGATGATCCGACTGAAGGTGCGATTCGTCCCACCGATCGATCGAGCCTGCCCTGCAGCAAAGTAGCCCACCGTGATGCCGGTGTAGATACCTGCAGCCATCGCTGCGTCGTTCGCAGTGATCTTGGTTTCTGCCAGCACCGTGATAGGCACCGGGATCTTGTAGGCACCAGTCTCAGTCTCGAACACATCAGCCAGCGAGGTGTCGTCATAGCTGAAGTTGTACTGACGGCAGAAGACACGGAAGAAACTCCGTGTGTCGAAGTTGCCGTTTGTCGCATCACCGAACACTTGGATCGCCTCATTGGGCGCATCCGTGAAGGTGAAGTTGACCGCAGGACCACCAGCCACTCGCTGGTAGTAGAACTGAGCACCAGCAGGTGCACCGGAGGCACCCACCACGATACCAACGTACTGGCGATTCAGCACACCAGCTGCGGAGAACTCCGACCAGCCAACGTTGCGAATCATCTGACGGGTAGCGTCATTGGCTGGCTTCCAGCCGTTGTAGTTAGCACCGTCATAGCCCCATACGAACATGCCAGCACGAGGATCCCCGATCACGTAGCCGGGGAAGTCGAACTTGTTGTAGGCCGCGGTTTCCCAGAGCTCGATGAACTTTGAGTAGAGAGCCTGACCCGTGACACCATCCTTGGCCACGAGGTTGCCGCCAGCATTCAGAGCAAAGGTCTTGGCCGCGGTATCAATCGTCAGCTCAGTACCGACTACGAGCTTATCGGGATCAGTGATCAGTGGCATGTCATTTCCTTATGTCGGGTTGCTGTAGCCCAGATCAGGCTGCTGGAAGATCGGGATCTCCTTGGCACCTGGCGTGGTCGTGTAGTTGAAGCGCAGCCAGCGCTGGCCCCGCTTGATGATCGTGATGTAGACGTTGTTGTTCGGCGAGCCGGCCACGTAGGCGGGCCAAACAAGCGTTGGGTTGGCTGGGCAGCCTTCAACACCCGCAACCTCTGTCGAGTCAGGTAGGTAGACGCGGATCTCACTGCCGGCCTGAACGCCTGCGAATGTCACGGTTGCGACACCTGATGGGTCCGTAGGTAGTGACTGACGGGAGATGATCGCGTTAACACCCGGCGCTATGCGCCCTCTATCTGCCGGATAGTCGGCGACAGCGAGCCCAGCCCCAAGCAGAGTACGAAAGACTGCCCCCATCACGCCACCGTGATTTCTGGGTCCACGAAGATGGTCTGCATCGTCGTGCTGCTGTTGAAGTGGAAGCCGACAACAATGCCGATTTCTGTGCCGGACTTGATTGCAGTCGGGGTCGTGACCGACAGCTTGCGTTTTGTGTGCTGGATGTTGCCTGGGTTGAAAACGACTTTGCCCCCGCTCTCAGCGGACCACGTTGCGGTCGATGGCGTCAGCGGTGCACCAGCCCAATTGAATGATGAAATGGTCCGCGTCGAGCCGTCAGTCTGTGTGTACGTCACCGTCATCGACACGCGGTCGGTGCGGTCAGCAGTAGCCAGAATTGAGTCCTCAATCGCCATCTCGACAGAGAGGGTTCGCACCCCGTCTGGCAGGCTGTTCACCTTGGCGAAGCGCGGCAACTCATAAGGTCGGGTTGTTGACGCAAGCGCTGACACTGACATTGCCACCCTGATCGACCAGGGCGTAACGCCATCAAGAAGTCGGGCATTGCAGGTGGGGAAGCTCAGGGAGGCGTCCCAGTCGCAGTAGCCGTGGCCCAAATTCAGAGAAAACTCTTTGAGCGGCCCATTGGAAAAGGTGCTTAGGAACGTTCCGAAGGGGCGCCCATCTTGCATGCTGCGAACCAGCACTGATCGGCCACTGACGTTGCCCCACTGCGTATCCTCGAAAATCATCACTATGCTTTCATTCGCCACAGTGTCACCTGCACCGAATGCCGAGGAAGTTGGGAGGAAGCCAACCATCCTCGCCCCGCGAAGGATGTACGTTGCGCCATTGGTAGCACTTCGCATGTCCATCACGCGGGGGTTCGGCGCCACTGCTCCCGTTGAGTCAAGAGTCAGACCGTCGAAATAGACCGTCCCTGCACTACCGTCAGCTGTCACAAATGGGTTTGTGGATCGGCACCTGAAAGTCACGTCACGCAGGACGCCGGGGTGCCCTGAGCTGCCCCAGTTGAACCGGATGTTCGTGTTCGTGTTTGTCACAAGTCCGGACATATCGAAGTCCAGTCCCGCGACAACCGTGCGGGTGTTAACCCCGAGAGTCGCAGAGCCCGCTGGGAAATCTCCCCAAGCCGTAGAAGGAATGACTCGGATGCTGTGCTTGCCTGACAGGTACTTTTGACCCTGGATGCTGGCGTAGGCCATTCCAAAACCAAAGATAAAAGAGTTGACTGAGCTGGCTATTGAAATGGTCAGCACGGGCTCACTGCCATCCGGCCATTGAGTCCCATCGTCAATCCTGACAACCGCGTAGCTGTTTGGCGTGCCAGAAAGTTCTTGCACCCCTGGGATGCCAGATGTCCCATGCACAAAAAGGCGTTTGCCAGATCGCGTATGCGTGAAGTGCCCCCCGCTCGGCCCCCCTGGGGTTCCAGCAAGCAGGCGCCCTGGGAACAGTCCGTAAGTGGCACGCGCTGCCCCGCTCGGCCAGATCGTCGCCGCAAGGTTCATAACCTGGCCCCAGCAGCCGCTTGCGCCGCCCGCGAAGGTGTACGGACCGTAGGTGCCCCCGGTGAATCCGGTCGTGGTGATCTGGCTCGTGTTGTACTGCGCAGAGCCTGCACGGGTCATGATCTGCAGCGTAGTTGTCGGCGTACCAACACGCGCAAAAACCACGTTCTGTACAGGATTGTTGGTATTCCAGTCAGTAGCTTGTGCCGCACAAGTGACTGTGTTGTTGGTCCGGTTGATAGCCGCCACCAAGTTCGCAACCAACGTGGCACCCGAACCCGCGTTGAACTGATTGGCGCCAGCACCAGAAGCCACACATGTCAGCACGGCTCCCATGACGATGAACGTTGCCCCCGCTGCCGCTGTAGCGGCGCTCAGGTTAATGCTTACAGTGGCACTGGTCGCCAAGCCCTTGGCCTGACCATCACCGTCTTGCGCAACGCCCCAAGTAGGCGTGCTCCACGGCACCCCGTTTTCCGCCGTCATGGCGCGGCTTGCCAGCGTATATGAGCGATTGAGCGTGTAGGTTCCCACCCCGCCTGTCCCGGTTCCTGCCCCGGTGATTAGCGTGTCTTCAAGGATTCCCGCGCCGACAAGACATGAGCCAACACACACAAGCCCCGAAGTCACCGCAGTGACGGTCAGCGTCGCGCCGCTGATCGAGCCAGTAAAAGCGCCTCCGGTGTAGGCGCCGTGATCGCACCAGCGCTCAGCCATTCAGCACCCCCTCGGCCCAGTCCGAAGAAACCACACCTGCAGCGACCAGAGCCGGGCCAATAGCGATCACACCGGCAATAGTGCGCGGGTCATCCAAGTCGACGCTGGTGCCATCCGGATCGGGCGTCAAATTCTCAAACCGATGAACGAACGCCCGGACATCCAGATTCACATCAGCCATTTGCAGAATGGCTTTGTGAGCTGGTCCGCCCATGCGGTCAATGAACTGCTGCTTGGTCAGACGACGCGGGCCGCGTGGCGCAACTGGCGCAGGTGAGTCGGCTTTCTCCAGATGCTCATGGGTGGCGAACTCGAAGCCCGTCATGTCAAGCGGCTCGGTGTGGCTGTACTCGTAGACCTTCTGGCCGTCCGACTTGCGGGTGACGCTATAAGTTTTCATTCGTCCTCAGATGAATATTGAGACTTAATACGGCTCCGCCGTTTTCTCGAATACCTTGACTATTCAGTCTTGGTTATCACTATACAGGAGTTGAATACCTGTATCCCTTAAACCAACCCAATTGAAACCAGTACATGAAAGCTCTTTACGAGAATCACTACCTGTCTGACCGTGATGTTGCCAACTTTGCTCGACAGAGTTTTGCCAAGCTGGCAGAGAACTTCACTGAAGACCAGAACAACAAGCTGATCCAGTTCCTGGCTCGCGGTATGCAGAGCGGGGATTGGGAATACCTAATCAATCGACTCCTAGACCTGGGAGCGACACCCGGTGAGCCTAACGAACGGGAGAAAGCCAAAGAACTGGCCACCTACCTGCGCAAGATCCCCGAGCACTGGGTCCCGTTTTCACACCCGCACATCACCTTGCGGATGCAGGCACCAATCCCAATTCGGGTCCAGGCTTTTAAACACAAGATCGGATTCACTGAGAGCGAGGAATCCCGTCGCTATATCTCGACCAGGCCGGATTACTACCTGCCCGAGTACTTCCGAGCCAAGGCAGCGAACGTGAAGCAGGGTTCTGGTGATATTCACCATTCCAGCAATCACTGGAGGGATGCCTACATGGTCCGCTGCGAGAAGGCAATCCAGATGTACGAGGACATGCTGGCTGATGGTATCTGTCCTGAGCAGGCACGTTTCGTCCTACCCCAGGGCTGTGAAGTCAACTGGGTTTGGACTGGCTCTCTGTATGCCATCGCCAATTTCTACAACCAACGGGCTGACTCTCACGCTCAGAAGGAGATTCAAGAGCTGGCTCGCCAGGTCGATGAAATCATTGCTCCTTTGTTCCCAGTTTCCTGGGCAGCTTTGACTCGCGGGGAATACTGAGTAACTGATATTCAGTAAACTCAGTTCCCCGAATAGATTCCAACAACCCTCCGGGTTGCTTCATGGAATCCATAAGGATCGGGCCAGTACTTCTACAGAGGTACTGGCTTTTTTTGTCACCAGGAGCTTTTCAAACCAATGAGCAATACCCCCCACCTCCCAACCCAGATGCAGGAATACATTCACAAGAGCCGCTATGCGCGCTGGCGTGAAGCAGATGGTCGTCGTGAAACCTGGCCTGAAACTGTTCAGCGCTACGTCGACTACTTCGACAACAAGTTCCCTCACTTCCCGAAGGCTGATATCTACGACTCCATCCTGAATCTCAAGGCCATGCCCAGCATGCGTGCCTTGATGACCGCAGGACCTGCACTGGAACGTGATCCGATCGCTGGCTTCAACTGCAGCTTCGTCGCAGTCGACGATGTGCGTGCCTTCGATGAGATCCTCTACATCCTGATGTGCGGCACCGGTGTCGGCTTCAGTGTCGAACGCCAGTCCATTGCCAAGCTCCCAGTCGTGGGTGCTGGTGTGAAGCTGATCGACGGCAAGGTCCAAGTCGAGATGGCTGAGCACCTGGTTCAGGCGGATCACACCATCGTGGTCCGTGACTCCAAGGGTGGCTGGGCACATGCACTGCGTGAGCTGCTGCAGTACCTGTATGCCGGCAAGATCCCGAAGTGGGATGTCAGCAATGTTCGCAAGGCCGGTGAGAAGCTGAAGACCTTCGGTGGTCGTGCATCTGGTCCTCAACCTCTGGTGGACCTGTTCAACTTCGCTGTCGAAACCTTCAAGGCAGCGGTGGGACGCCGCCTGACATCGATCGAATGCCATGACCTGGTGTGCAAGATCGCTGACATCGTGGTTGTTGGTGGTGTCCGTCGCAGTGCGCTGATCAGCCTGAGCAATCTGTCTGATGACCGCATGCGTGTGGCCAAGTCAGGTCAGTGGTGGAACACTGATCCGCAACGTGCTCTGGCCAACAACTCGGCTGTCTACACCGAGCGTCCCCAGGCCGAGATCTTCATGAAGGAATGGCTGGCTCTGATCGAGAGCAAGTCCGGTGAGCGTGGTATCTACAACCGCAAGGCAGCTCAGAAGAAGGCAGCTGAGAACGGTCGTCGCATTGCTTCGCTGATCGCAGGTACCAATCCTTGCGCTGAGATCGCACTGCGAAGCAAGGGCCTGTGCAACCTGACTGAAGTGGTGGTCCGTGCTGGTGACAGCCTGGCCACTCTGAAGGAGAAGGTCCGAATCGCCACGATCATGGGCACCTACCAGTCCATGCTCACCCAGTTCCGCTACGTGCGCGATGACTGGAAGCGAAACCAGGAAGAAGAGCGTCTGCTCGGTGTGTCGATGACTGGCATCATGGACCACGAGGTTCTGAGCCAAGTGACAGCTGAAGCCTCACAGTGGCTCGAAGAGCTGAAGGCCTATGCCATCGCAGTCAACGCTGAATGGGCTGCCAAGCTGGGCATCAACCCTGCCGCGGCAATCACCACGGTGAAGCCTTCTGGCACGGTCAGCCAACTGGTGGACGCTGCCTCTGGTAAGCACGAGCGCTATGCGGAGTACTACATCCGCACGGTGCGTGGCGACAACAAGGACCCGCTCACCCAGCTGATGATCAGCCAGGGCTTCCCGCATGAGCCTGCCTTCGGCAAGGAAGCAACCACTACGGTGTTCAGCTTCCCGGTCAATGCACCTGCGCATGCAGTCTTCCGTAATGACCGCACGGCCATCCAGCAGCTGGAGCATTACCTGATGTTCCAGCGTCACTGGAGCGAGCACAACGTGAGCAACACGATCTACGTGCGTGATCACGAGTGGCTGGCTGTTGGTGCCTGGGTCTTCGAGCACTTCGATGAACTGGCCGGTGTGAGCTTCCTGCCTCACAGCGATCACTCCTACAAGCAAGCACCCTACACCGAGTGCAGCAAGGAAGAGTACGAAGCGCTCCTGGCCCGCATGCCCAGCTTCGACTGGGATGCCCTGGCCAACTTCGAGACGACTGATGCCACGGTCAACACGAAGGAACTGGCCTGTACGGCTGGAGCCTGTGAACTGGCGCTTTAAGCCAGCCTGAAGAGGTGCCCTCCGGGGCACTTCTTCGAATCCCACAGTCCCACTCTCTCTCTCAGAAAAATGGTCCACAAGTGCAAGTCAATCGGTTGTTCAGAACTACTACCGGATGGAGGTCCTGACTTCTGCACTATGTGCAGGCAGAACACTCTGTTCCCAACAGAGGACTCCGATGAAACCCGTCCTGATGCAAATCAGTTCGATGTCTTCTCAGTACATCAGCGCTTTGCCATCAATGACCCATCCGGCTGCATCCACCACGCAAGCCGAAATCTCCTGCTGTCTAGCTCAACCTCAACTGGAATCCCTGATTACCAGGACATCGAGGAAGCCAGGAACAGCCTGAACCGCTGGCTTCAACTGAACCAGCACCTCAAGTAACTCAACACCAAACCAAGGATTCCCATGGCGGCTACATATGCCAATGTCTCTGATGTCCCACTGGCGCTGGCAGTGTTTCTCGCCAGTGATTCCTACGACTACAACGATGATCCGTTCACCATCAGTGCAACCACACTGCTGAAGCCTCTGCGTCAGGTCATCCTGCCAGGACGCATCCCTGCCGGTGAAGGGCTGCCCGAGTTGGCTGCTCAGTTCAAGAACCGCTTGGGTGCCGCAATCCATGACGCCATCGAGCGTGCCTGGAAGGACAACTATGTGAGGGCAATGACATCCCTGGGCTATCCCAGGCGTGTCATCGATCGCATCGCAATCAACCCTCCTGCAGATCTCCTGACCAAGAACCCGGACCTGATCCCTGTCTACTTGGAGCAGCGTCTCCAACGCAAGCTCGGCAAGTGGACGATCACCGGTAAGTTCGACTTCATCGGTGAAGGCAAGGTGCAGGACTTCAAGAGCACCAGTACCTTCACCTACAAGAACCAGGTCAACGCAGACAAGTACACCCAGCAGGGCTCCATCTATCGCTGGCTCGATCCCAAGAAGATCACAGCGAACGAGATGGAGATCCACTACCTGTTCACGGACTGGAAGGCTGGAATGGTCCGCATCGAGCCAGGCTACCCACCCAAGCCGTTCGTTCGTCAGGTGTTCCCCTTGCTTAGCCTTGGAGACACCGAGCGTTTCATCAAGAACAAGATCGCCGCCATCGAAACCTACATCGATGCGCCGGAGGAAGAGATCCCTCCCTGCACTGATGAAGACCTGTGGCGCTCTGAACCTCAGTTCAAGTACTACAAGAACGGTGATGTCACTGCGAAGCGCTCCACGAAGAACTTCGACAGCCGCCAAGACGCAGTGATCTACATGACCACCGAAGGCAAAGGCCTGGGCGCTATCAAGGAAGTGCCCGGACAAGTCACTGCCTGCAAGTACTGCCCTGCATTCCTGGCATGCACCCAGAAAGATGAGCTCATCCGCAATGGTGAGCTGCTCATGGGCGCCTGATCAACTTTCAACTCCCGTCAAACCATGAACTTCTCTGAGATGACCTACCACCCCATGTCCGAACAGGTCGTGGGGATCTTGCAGGCGAAGAGCCAGCGCGAGGACGCGCTGTTCTTCCGCCTGCTGACCGGCTACTACTTCTGCCTGGCAGCAGCACAGATGCGGTGCACCATCGCTACCCCTGACAAGGGTGAGGTGCCGGTCAATATGTACGTGCTGAACCTGGCACCGTCTGGCTACGGCAAGACGCAATCGATGAACGTCCTGGAAGGCGAAATCCTCCAGCAGTTCCGCAACCGCTTCATCGATGAAACCTTCCCGTTGCTGGCTGAGCAGAACCTGCCCAAGCTGGCCAACAAGCGAGCCGTTCGTAAAGGCACTGACCCTGACGATGAGCTCGCCAAGCTGAACAAGGAATTCGAACGTCTCGGACCTCCGCTGTTCAGCTTCGACTCTGGCACCGGCCCAGCAGTCAAGCAGCTGCGTCATCAACTCCTGATGGCCAATGCAGGCTCACTCAACCTGATCATGGATGAAGTCGGCAACAACCTGGTGGCCAACCAGGAAGTCTTCGACACCTTCATTGAGCTGTACGACAAAGGCCAGATCAAACAGAAGCTGATCAAGAACACTGCGGAGAACACTCGCAGTGAAGAGATCCTGGGCAAGACACCGACGAACCTGTTGATGTTCGGTGTGCCTCAGAAGCTGTTCGACGGTGCTCGTGCTGAAGAAGGTCTGATGGACATGCTCAGTACTGGCTATGCACGTCGCTGCTTCTTCGGCTATGTGCGTCGAGCTGACCGCAAGCGCACTACAGCCAAGCAGATGTACGACGATCGTGTGAGTCAATCCAACTCCAAGATCATCGAACAGCTGGCCGACCGACTGGAGAACCTGGCCGACATCATCAATGCCAACAAGCAGCTGGTGATCAGCGAGGAAACTTGCATCTTGCTCAATGAGTATCAACTGCACTGTGAAGACCGTGCTGAGAAGCTCCCTGAGCACCAGGAGATCCAGAAGCGAGAGCTGGCAGAGCGTGCCTTCAAGGTGCTGAAGTTGGCTGGAGGCTATGCCTTCATCGACGACGCACCTGAAGTCACATCTGCGCATGTGTTCAACGCCATCAAGCTGGCTGAAGACTCGGGAGAGGCCTTCACCCTGATGCTCACACGGGACAAGAACTGGGTGAAGCTGGCGAAGTACATCGCTGCAGTTGGTCAGGATGTGACCCATGCTGACCTGGCTGAAGATCTGCCCTTCTACAAGGGTGGTGCAGGTGCTCGCCAAGAGCTGCTCACTATGGCCATGGCTTATGGCTACAAGAACAACATCGTCATCAAGAAGACCTTCAGCGATGGCATCGAGTTCTTGCGTGGTGAGACGCTCAAGGAGACTGACTTGTCGAAGATGGTGCTCAGCTACTCGGCTGACATCACCACCGACTACCAGAACGTCCGTGCACCTTTCGATCAGCTGCATCGCCTGACGCAGCTTGCCGACCATCACTGGGTTGCCCACCATCTCACCGGTGGCTACCGCAACGAGGACAACGCCATTCCTGGCTTCAACCTCGCAGTGTTCGACGTGGACGGCGGTGTGAGCATCAACACAGCCAAGATGCTCCTCAAGGACTACAAGTTCTTGATCTACACCACGAAGCGCCATACGGAAGAGGAGCACCGCTTCCGTGTGATCCTGCCGCTGAGTCATGAGCTGAAGATGGACGCCAAGGACTACAAGGAGTTCATGGGCAACATCGCCGACTGGCTTCCGTTCCCGATCGACAAAGCAACCCTTCAGCGTGCTCGCAAGTGGATGACCCACCCAGGTCACCATGAGTACAACGACGGGATGCTGCTCGATGCCTTGCCCTTCATCCCGAAGACCAGCAAGAACGAAGAGCGGAAGCAGCTGCTTGATTCCCAGCAATCCATGGACAACCTGGAGCGCTGGGTGATCAACAACATCGGTGATGGCAATCGCAACAACATGCTGATGCGCTACGCCATGATCCTTGTTGATGCTGGTTTCGACTTCGAAGGCATCCGTCAGCGTGTCGTGTCGCTCAACGACAAGATCGCTGACAAGCTCGATGAAGTCGAGATCATGAGCACCATCATGATCTCTGTCGGCAAGGCCTTGTCCAAACGAGCGCCTTGATCTGATCCACCAACCTCACGGGGACCTTCGGGTCCCCGTTTTCATTTCATGAACGAGAAACTCCTCAACCCTGAGAAGAACGCTCTGGACATCCAGATCGGTGGCCAGCACTACAAGGGCAAGGCCATCCAGCCCGTCGAGTACATCCATGCCAACAAGATTGGCTTCATGGAAGGCAACGTCATCAAGTACGTGACTCGCTGGAAAGAGAAGAACGGCATCGCCGATCTGCAGAAGGCCAAGCACTACATCGAGCTCTTGATCGAGCTGGAGAGCCGGAGCGTTCAGTAAACAGCAGGCGCCATCCTGGCGCTTCTTCGAAAACTTACAGGCACTGCCTGAACCGAAACCAACCGAGAAACCATGACACAACAAGTCAACGACAACCTGGTGCTCATCGCCGGCAAGTCGGCAACGGGCAAGTCGGCTTCCCTCATGGGAATCAAGAAGCCCGAAGGTGTGATGTACCTGAACTGTGAGGCCGGCAAGAAGTTGCCGTTCCGAGCCAAGTTCAAGCAGTACACCATCACCGACCCTCTGCAGATCTTCGAAGCCTTCGATGCTGCCGAGACGCTGCCGGATGTGCACACGATCGTGATCGACACGGTGACCTACCTGCTGGAGATGTACGAGTCTCTGTACGTGATCAACAGCGCCAACACCATGAAGGCCTGGGGTGACTTCTCCCAGTACTTCAAGACGCTGATGCAAGACAAGGTGGCCAAGAGCACGAAGAACGTGATCTTCCTGGCTCACACCGCGGATCGCGTGAACGAGGCCGAGATGGCTATCGAGACTTCGGTGCCCGTCAAGGGCTCACTGAAGAACAACGGCATCGAGTCCTACTTCAGCCTGGTCATCTCCACCAAGAAGGTGCCCCTCAAGGCACTGAAGGACTACGGCAGCGATCTGCTGAAGATCACTCAGGAAGAAGAAGCCCTTGGCTTCAAGTACGTCTACCAAACCAAGCTGACCAAGGAAACGGTTGGCGAGCGTATCCGTGGACCCTTGGGCATGTTCGACACCAAGGAAACCTTCATCGACAACGACATTCAGTTGGTCCTGGACCGGCTGCACGAGTACTACGCCTAACTGAACGGCGCCCACTCGTTCCCATCCCAGACAGAACCCAACCCTTTCCCAAACCTAACCCCAAAGGAATCAATATGAGTCTCCTGAAATCCCTGAAGAGCGACGACACCATTGCCAATGAACGCGACAGCGTTGGTGGCGGTGGTCCCCTGGAATCGAACGTCTACCCCGCCAAGGTGCAGCACGCCTACATCAACAGCGCAGCCAGCGGCGCCATTGGCTTGGTGCTGAACGCCAAGACCAGCGACGGCAAGGAAGTCCGCGAAACGCTGTGGATGACCAGCGGCAAGGCCAAGGGCTGCAAGAACTACTACGAGAAGGACGGCGAGAAGCACTACCTGCCGGGCTACCTGATCGCCAACTCGCTGGCCCTGCTGACGGTCGGCAAGGAAATCTCCGAGCTGGACACCGAAACCAAGGTGATCAACGTCTACAGCTACGAGGCTAAGGCTGAAGTGCCCACCAAGGTCGAGATGGTCATGGACCTGATCGGCCAGGACATCATGGTCGGTGTGATCAAGGAAAAGGTCGACAAGACCCAGAAGAACGAATCGACTGGCGAGTACGTGCCCACCGGTGAAACCCGTGAGCAGAACGTCATCGACAAGCTCTTCCGTGCCCGCGATCGCATGACCGTGGCCGAGATCCGTGCTCAGGCTGAAGAAGCCAGCTTCATCGACACCTGGATCAAGAAGTGGTCTGGCCAGGTGCGTGACAAGAGCGGCAAGGCTGGCAACACCGGCACTGCAGGTGCTCCGCGTGCAGCAGCACCTGCTGGCACCAAGAAGCCGGCTCAGTCGCTGTTCGCCTGATCACAGGCAAGCTGTTGGGGCAGGCTACATGCTTGCCCCGACTTGAACTCCGTTCGCAACTCCACAAGGAACTTCCTTGACTCCTGAAGACCTGAAAACCCCTGAGACTCCCGAAGCTCCCGAGACTCAACCTGCTCCTGAAACTCTCATGGTTTCGGACCTGGATCAGTTCGTCAAGCTCCTGGTCGGCTGGCACAACCAGCAGGTCAAGACTGTCGAGCACTTCCTCACGGTCCCTGATGGCATGGTCATGCAGCTCGGTGATGATCCCGAGATCACACTGACTGGTGACGCCTTGGTGGCCTTCAAGGCAGGTGTCAACCTGGCCCTGACCAACCTGGGCACCTTGCCTTTCAAGGCCGAGCTGGAAGAAGCAGCTGATCCGGCTCCCGAAGCCAGTGCACCTGATGTCGCCCCGGCGAATTAAGGTCATTGGCTGCGACCCAAGTCTCCGTAACTGGGGCCTGGCTGCTGGTGTCTACGACACCGCAACCAGGCAGCTTCAGATCGTCAAGCTGTCGAGCATTCATCCTGTTCTCCCAACCGGGAAGCAGGTGAGGCAGAACAGCTTGGATCTGGAGTCTGCCCTGCAGCTCTATGCAGGGACCATCGAAACCGTGCGGGACGCTCACGCAGTGTTTGTGGAAGTGCCGGTGGGCAGTCAATCTGCCCGCGCTATGGCGTCCTATGGCATCTGTGTGGGCGTCCTCGGTTCTCTGAGAGCGGCAGGTGTCCCGTTCTTCGAGGTCACCCCAACGGAGGTGAAACTTGCCGGCTTCGGCAAGAAGACAGCCACCAAGGAACAGATGATCAGCTGGGCTGTGGCCAAGCATCCTGAAGCCAACTGGCCCACCTACACCCGCAACGGTGTCAAGGAGGTCAGTGAAGCCAAGGCAGAGCACATGGCCGATGCAGTGGCGGCAATCTATGCCGGCATTGCCAGCAATCCGTTCCAACAAGTCCTGCCGTTCATACAGCCTATGGCGGCATAAGCAATCCCAACCGAAGAAAGCACCATGCAAATCAACCTCAAGCAGGTCGAAATCCAAGCTGCACTGAAGCAGTACATCACGACCCAGGGCATCAACCTGGCCGGCAAGGAAGTGGAGATCACCTTCACTGCTGGCCGCAAGGAAGGTGGCCTGACCGCGGACATCAGCATCGAAGACTCGGCAATCCCGTTCGGCGATGACGACACCGCGGCACCGGCAGTTGCTTCGGCACCTGCCCTGACGGTGGTGGCCACGGCTGCACCGGAAGCTGCTCCTCAAGCAGAAGAGGCTCCTGCTGCAGCTGAGTCGAAGGTCGAAGAAGCAGCTGCTGAAGTTCAGCCGAAGGCTGTCGCAAGCCTCTTCAACTGATCTTGATGCACTGGCTCAAGACCATCCTCTTCATCCTGCTCGGTATCGCTATCGTGGCAGGAGTTGTAGGGGTGGCCATTGCCTTCTCGGCAGTGGCCTTCGTCGGAGGCCTGATCTTCTCTGGGGTGGTTGCTGTCATCTATGTCGGCATCACCCTGAGAAACTACTTCGACAGATCCTCTCGCAAGAGAGGGTGACAAGTCTCATGACACCCCGGAAAGACGGGGCTCTTCGAGAGTGTGGATCAAGCCAGCAACAGTGAAATGCGCTCCAGGCATGGAGTGACAAAGGCCATTCGAGCAGGTGGGCCTGTGCCAAGTAGCTGCCAAGTGACTTACCTCTATCCGTGCTAGCCGGTGAAATGGGGGCGAATAAATGAGGCGCCCTATTGGTCCACACCCTCGAAGGGGACCTAGAACTACGGATTTGGCCTCGTAGTGATCTCCAGATCAACCTCCCTGTAACGCTGCCGCATGCGAATCTGGGAACCCTTCAACTATCCCGCTGACGGGCTGGCAACGTACTGCCATAAACACAGCTTTCCCGAGATGAGTCGTCTAAAGCTCGGGCGTCGACTACAGGACGTGACGGTAGGCAAGCATAGCCACAAGGTCTGTAGAGAGTGCTGACACCCAGGAAAGACTGGGACCATCATCGAATCGCCTTCGTGCTGAGCGCTCAGCAACACTAGACGGCAGGTAACCATCCCTGTTCGAGACAGCTCCCCGGATATGGGGATGTGGCGAGGGTGATTCAATGATGGTGAATGCGCAGGCTGATGCGCGTGATTACCTGCTGCCGAGCCTGGATGAAATAAGCCTTGCGAGACGGAGCAAGCCGGAGATCAGTACCGGCCACCATCAAATGAAAGCCGCTGATCGGTCATGAGATCACGCGCCAGCCGGGATGAAACTGCGGCAGCTGGCAACAAACAAGACTTCAACCCCAGTGGGCACACTGAGGTTGGATAGGGGGGATCGCTACTCCCCTGGGCGAAGTGACGAAATTGGTAACCGTAGGCCCTTCAGCGGGCCGGAGGAAATAAGCACCTCTTGTGGGTTCGACCCCCACCTTCAATGCCCAAACTCATTTGATGATCGACATAGGCACTGCAACAGTAGCCAGCTTGTCCAGAGTTCCAGGGAACTGGAACGCACCCCACCTCCATGGGTTATCACCAAAGTGGTTCACTGCAGAACCTTCCAGCACGTTGGGGCCAACGTCCGCAAAGTAGTCTGCGGCAATCATTCCCAACACTCGACCAGGGCTCTCCTTGAATGTACGAGCCAGAACACGCTGCACACGCAGGAAGTACTTGGTGAACATGAACAGACCCATGCTGTCCAGGTACTGCATGCCGCGGTGCATTGGAATGTCGTAGTTGATGAATGTCTCAGAAGCACGCTGGATAGCTTGTTCCGAAGTCATCTGATCAACTGCTCGCGTGGTCAGGTGTTGATACAAGGCATAGCGAGCCACGAAGTCAGACAGTCGAGCAACACGGTTCAGAGCACCATACAGCTTGGTGTCATGTGCCATATAGACCGTCTTGGCCGCATCTCGCAAGGGCACAGGAACTCGCTGAGTGAGCGGAGCAACCTTCGAAGCCAGCACAGACTTGTACGAGTACAGGTCATCATCTGCAGCAACGTCTTCAACAATAGTCGGCATCAAGCCAGCCTCGATCAACTCACGCACAGGGTTACGTGCGAGAGAGTCTTTGAGCTTGGCAATCTGTCGTTCGATGTTGGCCTGACCTTCAATGGTGTAGTCCACTGCCAGCAGTGTCTCCAGACGCTGCAGTTCATTGAAGTCCCGCTCATAGGCCATGGCACCACGCATACCAACGAGGTGATGACGAACCATGTCTTTCACCGGGACACCTGACAGCACCAGCTGGGTGAAGTTCGATCGGATGTTGTTCAGCATCACGATGCCAGACTTCACCACGATGATGTCCTTCATCTCCTTGACGATCTCCTTCCAGGCTTCCTCGCCCTTGGCCAACTGCCAGCCCCACTTCTTGGCCAGGTTGTTTGCCTCTTCGTCGCTCTTGCCCATGGTCTTTGCCATGCCGTGGAACCACTCACGCATCGCAGCCTGGATACCGTTGAGGGCTTCCTTGTCCTTGCGCAGGAACTCAGCAGCAGATGCTGCCCGATAGCCGAACATGATGTCCAAGCTGTCGGTGTGAACCCACATACCGTCCAGACCCCAGATACGCTTCACATCAGCCTTGGCTTGCTCAGGCAGCAGACCCCAGATGGTCCGCAGCTCAGCATCAGGACTATCCGGACCCACCAGGTGGTAGCCCTTCAGTCGACGAACGCTACCATCTGCGTCGTACTGCGTCTTCAAGGCCTGGATCGCTGCCAGGTTGTTCTTGGGGGTACCGGTCTTGTCAAAGATCGAACCAGCGTAAGTACCCAGAACATCCTCGAAACGATTGTTCCGCTGCAGCACCACATCCTTGGTCTGCTCACGCATCAGATAGCGCCAGTTCACAATTTTTCCCTGCTCGTTGTAGACAGGAACCAGACCGCTCTTGGCTGTCTTGCTCATGTCTCGATGCGGGCCCAACGGCTGACGCAGCAGGTTCATCTTGGCTTGCGTCACCGCGGCCTGACGACTTGCATTCTGTGCACCGTCCGGATGCTTGGGGTTCGTGAATCCGTTGTGGATCGTGGTGCCCTTGGTACCCACATCCGTCAGCGACATCACACCCGATTCCCAGCGAGCCAGTGCAGCACCGCTTCGAACGAAGATCTGCTTGCTCTCGCTGTCCGGATCAGCAGGGTCTTCGCTCAGCTTCGAGTGTGCCGTGTAGCCCTGGGCTGCCAGCTTCTGGCCTTCCTCTGCCGTCACCACCTTGATGTCGGTGTGCGGGTTGTAGATCTCCGGGGTGTAGCCATGCTGCATCAGCACCGGGTTACCGGCGAAGAGGCGCTCAAGGGAATCCTGCTCGAACTGGCGAGTAGCCTTCAGCAGGAAGTCCACACCGTTGCCGCCATCATCACGAGCGAGCTCCTTGGCCAGGACCTGGGCTGCTTCGGTCTTGCTGGCTTTGTCCGTGTGCAGCAGGGCATACAGAGTGATCAGTGCCTTGACGCCATCCTCATGTGCCGCGGCCTGATCAGCATCGATCTGCTGCTGATACGGAGTGCCCAGCATGCGAGCGATCACATGAGCATTGGGCATCACCAGGCCTTCGACCAAACCAGTAGCCTTATGTAGGCCAAGGGCCTGAGCCTGGCCAACATACAGCCGACGCAGCTTGGCAGGGAATGCCGCCTCGATAGCAGCCACTTCCTTCAAGATCGCAGCACGATCAGTCAGCATGCTCTGCAGCTGGGTGAAGTCATAGCGACCCATCAGGGTGTGTGCACCTGTCCGCATGAACACTCGGGTCAGTGCTGCCTTGGCTTCTTCCGTCAGGTCCTTGCCTTCGTTGATGAAGGACTCCAGAGCCATCTTGCTGGTACCGTCGATGACACCCTTTCGACGGTTCTCGAAGTGCTTCACAACACGGAGTGCCTTCTCTGCGAATTCCTTCTGGCCCACCACCTCATTCAAGATGGAAGACAGGAAACCACCACGCTCATTGAGCGTGTTGTCGCGGTAGTCCTGGAACTGCTTCAGGAACTCTTCCTGGCGGTTCATTGCCACCGTCCGAACCAGGGCAGCACCACCACGCACCGCACCGCTCTTGGCATTGCGGAAGAACTCAGAACCTGCCGCGGCTTCGAGCTTGCTCATGACCGCATCACGACCAGTCTTGACCATCTCCTCGACCGGAGCCAGGAAGTCCTTGCGTGCCTGCTGATCCTTGATCGCTTCACGCTGCTTGGCTTCGATACTGACCAGCTGCTCCACCAAGGTCTGCACCTTGCTGTCCAGTCGCTGACCGTCGAAGGTCTTCGTAGCCATCCGAGAGAAGAACCCAAGGATCTTCTCGAAAGCGATCTCAACTTTGTCGGCCAGCGTCTTGCCGTCGCTGATGTTCCGGGTCTTCTTGCTCGGAACTTGCAGCAACTTGTTCAGGCCCTGGTGAGCGAGCGCCAGCGCAGCGAACCGGGCCAGATAGTCGCTCTTGCCGTCAGATCCCGCAGCCTTCACACCGAAGATGAAGTCGTAGTGAGCAGGGTCCTTGAAGTCCGAAGGCTTCAGCGTCTGTTGTGCTTCGGAGAACACTTCCGTCAGCTCCTTGTAGGCCACCTTGGTCAGAGCTGCGTTGTCCTGCAGCGCTGCCTTGACCGTAGCCTCGATCTGCTCGATCACGAACAGCTCTTGCTGTGATGCCGGCAGGTTTGCAGCCACCTCGCTGGAGAAGGGCACCAGGCCATTCTGCTGAGCCACCAACCAAGCATCCAGCGGCGAGGCAGGGGCGTAGCCCCGGACTGCCGCGGCAAAGGCACCAAACGGGCCATGGAGCGTGTTGACGATGCCACCCAGCATACGGCTCAGCTGAGACTCGAATGCAGGCTCCAGGGGCTTGCTGGGCTCATTCAGCGCCTGGAAGATCTGGCTGGTGGTGTAGTCATCCACCGCAGCCATCGACAGGTTCAGCGTTGCTTCAGCAGGGTCACCTGCCTTTTGCTGCTCCGCTGCCTTGACCAAACCAGTCACATTAGCAACCAGCAGGCCAAGACCGTTGACAGCTTCACCGTTGAGCTTGCGGCCCAGGGCCTTGCCCATCAGCTGGGTCAGGTTGCGCATGAAGTCCTGCATGCCGCTCAGCCACTTGTTCTGACTCGACTTATGAGTCACTCGCAGCTTGGTCAGCACATCTGCCTGGAAGGCAGCATTGGTCATGCCCCAGGAGATGAACTCATCCAGGTTGCTCAGTGCAGCCTGGTACTTGTCAGCCAGCTCATGCTTGCGAGCACGCTCCAGCAGCTTCTCCAACTCAGCCACCAAGGCCTGAGCGTCAGGGTCTTTCACCTTGCCGGAGCTGAGATCCACCAGGTAGCGAGCCAGCGCACCATGCAGGAGCTCGTGCAGCAGAGTCTCAGGAGTCATTGCAGAGGCTGCAAACTCAGGACCCAGGAAGTAGATCTCGTTCCGACCAGAGCCAGACACCATCCAGGCCTTGGAAGGCATCTTGGGCATCTCGATCACCTGATCCACCGGAGTGCTCGTATCAACCATCTGCACCGTCAGGTTGTCGGGCAGAGCCTTGGCAACCAGATCCAGCAGGAGCTTGTAGCCAGGATTGCGCCACTGCACGCCCTGCAGAGTCTCGACCACAGACTTGGCAGAAACCTTGCCCTTACCCTGGAGCAGGCTCAACAGCAGCGGGTTCGGTGCAGCAGTAGGCGTACCGACAGTGCCCCAGTTCGATTGCTTGGCAGCAGGCTTCTGTGCCGGTGCCTTCTTCTCCGCCTTGAAGCCAAGAGCCTGATTCAGGACTTCGCTTGCTGCCTGGGTCAGAGGAGCAACATCAGGAGCCAGGTTGGCTGCCAGGGTGTTGACTCGCTTGCGATCAGCATCCGTCACCTGGTACCCGTTGTTGTCCATCGGGTACTGGTCGACCACTGCCCACCGGCTCATGATGTCCAGCTTGGATCGATCGGCCAGCAGTGCTGCCTCGAAAGAATCCTGCAGTGCCTTGTCCAGGGACTTGCCAGACTTCAGCACCTTCTTGATGTTGGCCAGGGCCTGATCAGACAACTGACCATCGGAATGCATCTTGGCCAAACCAGTCACCACACGAGCCAGCGCATTGTGTCCAGCACGCAGGGGAGAGTAGGCCAGCAGGTTCTCGAAGGTTGCCTTGTTGAAAGCCGTGGTCATCTCAGCCAGACCACCGACACCACCACCCAATGCGTCGTGGATGTTCAGGATTGGTCGACCATCTTGAGTGTCGTGAGAGATCGCACTGTCAGTCGAGTGAGTACCAGCAGACACAGCCAACACACCAGGACCAGCCTGCCCCATCACTTGAGGGCGAACAGTCATCGTGTGCTGACCATTCTTGATCTTCTGGCCGAAGGTCACCTCAACTTCGTAGCTGTTGTTCGGTGCACGCTGCAGCTCACGCTTGGCCAACAGGATGCCATTGCGGTAGTTGTCATCACGCTGCGACATAGCCGTGTGCATCAGCGGCATGATCGAAGCCAGACGACTACGGAGCTCACCTTCCTGCTCTGCTGTCAGATCGTGAACGGGCACACCTTCAGCATCACGCTTCTTGCGAGTGGGAATGCCCAGGTCAGCGATCAGCTTCTCACGCTCAGCCTGGTAGACCGCATTGAACAGGTCATAGGTCAGCTGCGTGGTCTTGATGAGCTGCTTGGTCGAAGCCATGAAGCCACCAAACTCAACACCAACCACATCCTCCACAGCCTGACCAACGATGCCGGTGTAGACGCTCTCCAGTGCATCGATCTGCTTGTAGCTCAGGACATTGGCTTCCAGGTAGAAGCTGGCCGGCTCATTGATCGGGAGCAGGCGAGTGTTCTTGGTCTGGGCCAGCAGCACATTCAGCTGCTGCACAAAGTCATTCAGGCTCTCGGGCTTGGTCACGCTCGGGCGCTTGCCCGAAGAGAAGTCCTCGAAGGCGCTGTAGATCGACTCGATGAACTCACCGGCCAGGTTGCGCTTCACACTGTTGAAGCCAGAACCATAGTTCAGCGGATTCAGAGCACTCTTCACCAGCGTGCGACCGTCCTTGGTGGCATTGCCTTCCGTGTCCACCGGATTGCCGATCACCGACCAGATTGCCCCAGTCAGCTGGCCCAGGTCACTCATGCTGGCGATGTACTGAGAGATCTTCTTGGCTGTGGCTTCGTAGATGTCCAGGTTCCCTGGAGTACCGCGCCACAGATTGAACTGACGGAACTTGCTGTCCAAGGTGAAGAAGCCACCACGCTCCAGCAGACCATCAGTGCCAGCTCCGTACAGCACATGGTTCAGCATCGTGCCGTTGGCCACACCATCGACTTCACCCATGAGGTTGGTAGTGAATGCTTCTTGCCCGGCCTCCTTGGCTGCCTGGTGCTGCGCCCAGGCCACCAGAGCGGCCAGGCTGTGCATCTTTTCTCCTGCCGCCTTCACAGCAGCAACCACCGCGGCCTGCTGTTCAGCACTCAGGTCAGCACCATCCAGTGCTGCACGGATAGCTGCAACACCGGCCACCATCTCAGGCTGCTTCAATGCAGCTTCTGCCTTGGCCACCGACAGCTCGCTTGCACCACGTTCCGTCTTGACCCCCAGGCCTTCAGCCACTCGGAGCATGAAACCAGTCATCAGATTCGTATCGTCGAAGCGGATCTCCGTGTTCCAGGCCTTGGAGTAGGTCAACCAGCGTGCGATCTTGCTGGTCTGCGGATTGCCCACGTTGGTCTTGATACCGACGCGCTGCTGCTTCCACACGTCATAGCGGTAGAAGAAGCCCTTGTCCTTGCCTTCACCCTGCACCAAGTCTTCGAGGACGAACTCCATGAAGTTCTTGTACTCACGGGCGAGTCCATCGTTCTTGGCTTCGATGCTGCGGCGCTTGGCGCCATGGGTGTGCTCATCAGGACGCACCACACCAGCGATCGCCAGAGCCAGCTCTTCATCCAGCTTGGCCAGGACATCCATCGGACCTGTGTTCAGGTGCCGCTCGTTCTTGGTCTGGTTCTGACGAACCACCTTCTGCAAGGCATTGGGCACGCCCATGCCGGTGTCTGTGGTCTTCTGGACACCCTTCACCGGTGCCAGGCTCGGACGAATCTGTGAAGACTCAATACCGAACAGCTTGTCCAGGATGCCCTTCGTACCAGCCATCGTGTCAGTGATGTCCAGGACTTCCTTGGAATCCTGCACCAGCTTGTAGAAGGTGTGATCCAGGTCTGGCTTTCCACCCTGCTCAGCGACCTCGAGATCTTCACCACGCATCCGACGAATCACAGAGTCAGGGACGGTGAAGCTCTCCACCATGCCTTGCTGCTCCAACAGGGCCAGGGCATGTGAGCCCAAGGACATCTTCAGCTTCGGCAGGATGTCTTGCGGGGCATCCTTGAAGGCCTTGAAGCCAAGGGCAGCAATGATCCGCTGGCCCAGAGCCTCAGCCACGGTGGACTGATACGAGCCTTCGTTGAAGAGATTGCGCTCAGCCAGGCTCACCTGGTGATCCGAGTCACGACCCAACAGAGCGTTGATCGCCTCGTCCGTATTCGACTTGCGACGGATCTCATCATTGAGCCAGGTGAATGCAGCCGCAACCATGGCTGTCTTCACGTTCTGCTCCAGGTCACCGGAACCAGTCAAGAAACGAATGGGATCTTCGTGCTGGAACTTGTCACGAGGACGCAGATTCTTCTTGATCGGATCAGACCACTGACGGAGCTTGCCAGACAGCAGACGAATCACATTCTTCTGATCATCAGACAACTCAGTATCCGGCAGGAAGTCTGTGATCTTCTTCTTACCTGCACGGACCTCATCCATGAAGTCTTTGACTGCAACCAGAGGACGAGACTTGCCCACCTGAGCAACGAAGTCACCCAGTCGCTTGTCAAAGAACGTAGCTCCTTCAGGACCTTTCTCCAAGACAGCAGCCAGAGTACCCGGCTGAGTCTCGGTAGAACTGGCTTCAGCAGACTCAGCGCTCAGCTCATCCAGCGGTGCATCTTCCACAGACTCAGCCAACTGATCTTGAGTAGGCGCTGCCGGCGCTTCACTGATGGCTGTATCATTCTGATTAGACTCCTCAATGACCTCAACTGGATCTTGAGTGGTAGTCGACTGAACTTCAGTTGCAGTCTCCTGAGTCTTCTCAGCTTTCTGAGCTACCGGAGTAGAGTCGGAGACTCCAACTCCAGTCGACTGTGAATCGACTCCATTACCAGCGGCGACGGGAGCAGCAGCTCCTGCAGACTCGCTTTGACCCTCGCTTGTTGCAGCTTGGCCCGATGCACTTTGCGTGCTTCGACTTTGGCCGGTGCTCGGGTTCGTGGATTGCGCAGAGTTCGGGACATTGATGTCTCCTGCGGTGGTTGGGAACTTGAGAGTCACTGCAGCTGCCAGCTCGGCAGTGGCGGCGCGGAGGACACTGGCTTCACGACCAATCTTCCCCACGACTTCATCGGAGTTCTTGGTGAAGGCGCCATTGGCGTCACGCTCTGCGTTCGTGAGGCGCTTGCCGGTGTTGACCACCCAGCCAGCGTCGGTACGCATGATCTGTTGGCCGTCCTTGACCTTGCTCAGCAGGCGAGCCTTCTGGCTGTGGTCGGTGTTGAAGCTCTGCATCTGAGCCAGCAGACGAGTTGCCTTGGCCTGATCACCGGCAGCGATGGCAGCAGCGATCTCACGGCGGTACTGCTTGATGCCCCAGTACTTGACCTCTGCGCCCTTGGAGGAACCACGCCAGATGTCGCTGCTCACCACGTCAGCATCCTTGGCCAGGTTGTCGGCCACTCGGGCATCCGAGAAGGCACGCAGGTAAGCACGCTGCTGGTTGGTCAAGGCGTTGCCCGCGGTCTTCACCAGGGCAAGCGCTTGTGCACGATCCACACGATCGGGACTGGCCATCGAGAGATTGATGATCCGCTCTGCGGCTTGCTGCTGCGCAGCCACCGCATCGCTGTCCTGGGTGTTCACTGCTTGGCTCAATAGGGCCATGTCGGCAGACACCTGCTCAGGAGCAGACACCAAGCCAGCAATCTGATCAACAGACTGTCGGGCCTTGGAGATCTGACCATCCAAGCCGGAGATCTGATCCGTCAGTGCCTTGATCGCCTGGGTGCGATCAGGATTGGTATCCATCTCGACCTGACGAGCCTGCAGCTCAGCCAGCATCTCTTCGTAGAGGGCACGGTCTTCTTCAGGAGCAGAGGCAATGACTTCCTGTACCTGGCCCAGCTTGGCGGCAAGACCTTCAGGAGACTCCAGTTCGAGCTCGCTACGAGCAGCATCACGCTGACGCTCAAGACCTGCCATCACTTCCTGGGCCTTGCTCAGGTTGGTGGCACGTTGCTCTCCACTGGTTTCCGGATTCTTGGCATGTGCCAGCAGAGCCAGGACAGCGTTCTCCGGCGAGTAGTCCTTGCTCTTGATGTTCAGCAACGCATCCACGTTGCCGGTCTTGGAGGCCGTCTCCAGGACTGCTTCACGGGCAGGGTCCTCGTCCCGGTCGTTGCGCTTGCGCTTGGCGGCATCAGAAGGCGCCAGAGCGCCTGCAACACCGGTACCGCTACCCATGGCCACACCAGCCAGCAAACCCATGGCAGAGGCCTTGTCCACGCCTTCCAGCAGGGGCTTGTCCAGTGCGTAGTTCTGCCATACCTGTTCCTGGGCAGACTGAGGCATCTCTTCGAAGACGCCTTCAGAGATGCCTGCACCAACAACTGCCTTCAGGAAACCAGCAGGACTCTTCACCGTGCCAGCTGCCAAGGCCGTATCCAGGTCAGGCACACCCAGCTTCTGAGCCAGCTTGCCACCGGCGAAGCCAAGGACAGCAGTACCAGCACCAGAGCCCACAGCCGACAAGGCTTGCTTGGGGGTCAGCAGACCGTCTTCAGTCTCACCTCGGATCTGGGAAGCAGCAGAACCTGCGCCCAGGATGCCTTCACCCACAGCACCTGCAATGACAGGTGCCAGGTCCGTACCCACCTTACGGGCAAGCACGCCAGGCAGGACAGGGCCAGTAGCTCCTGCACCGGCACTGACTGCCTTGGCACCGACACCAAGAATCTTTCGAGCAGCCGCGGCACCACCGATCATGGAACCAAGCGATTCGCCCACCGTGGTGGCGATGACGCTCGGGTTATCCAGGGCAGCTTCGATGGTGCCACCGAAACCCTCAGCCAGCTGCACTCGCAGGTTGGCTTCCTTCTGAGCATCAGACAAGCCAGAGTCCAAGATCTCCTTGGTCTTCTTGAACTGGATCGGAGTGTTCTCTTCGATGAACTTACCGACACGACCACCGGTGGGAATGTCGGCAATACCGACAATGGATTCCGGCAAACCAATAGCGCTCTTGGCTGCGGTAATGGCCACATCACCAGCAATATCCCCGACAGTCCTGTCAGGGGAAGTAAGTGCCCGTCCAGCTGCAACTGCTACCTGATACTCCTGAAGATCAGCAACCTTTCGTTGCATGGCTTCTTGAATCGCAAATCCCTTCGGGAGATTCAGCGAATCAATCTTTTTCTTGAAGTACGAGGACGAATCGAAGTCGGACATATTGGGCGCCAGTAAATTGACTGCCCGCATTCTCTCTCAAAAGAATAAAGGGGCCTAAGCCCCTTTATGTATTTCAACCCTCTGGAGAGTTACTAATCCGATTTTGGAAAGAATCCTCGGTAGATCCACTTGATGAAATACCCGAGGATCATCGGGATACCAATACACAGCACCAGTATCGTGAAGCGATGCAGTGATGGTCTGTGAATCAGCTCCACCCCAGCAATACCCACCAAGATTGTCTGGGCGAGTACGTACAGACGGTAGAGCCCCTGCTCAAGATTGGCTTGTGTGATCTTCATGCAAGCCAATGTAGCAGACTCACCGGCCCCGCTTAGCAACAGGCGGGTTCTCTGCAGCAGCAGCCTTCGTATCCATGTACTGCGCAAAGTCGAACACCGCCTTGTTTTGCTTGTATGGCCGACCATCAGCAGTCTGTTGATCGATGATCTTGGTCATCTGGTCCTTGATGCTCTCGGTCACAGACTGTGCCCAGTCGTTGTCCGTGTTCCACAAGAAACCACCGCTCGCAGAGCTGAGTGCCAGCTTTGCTACGCTCAAAGGCACCGGCACCTTCTTCTTGACCAGGCGATTGTTCGAATCGACGTAATCCAACTCAACTTCTTGCAGTTTGCCGATCGCATCGATCATCGCGTTCTGCGCATCGCTGTCGCCGATCTTGTTCTCGGTCAGCAGCTTGCGGAGTTCCTGGGCCGAACCAGGAGTCAGAACACCTTCTGCGTAGATGTTCCCTGCGTCTCGGAGCAGCTGAGTACGTGCTGCTGCTTTGGCCGCGGCCTTGGCAGATTCACGATCTTCGGCCATGTATTTCACACGAGCACCAGACTCACCGGCCTGGGCAAAGGAAGCAGCTGCAGATGCGTTGCTCGACCGGATCGATGCCTCTGCCTTCTTCTGCTCCAGGGGGAACATGGCAACACGCTGATCCTGGTTGACCCGCTCCCACCCGAAGCGCTCATCACCACGCTTCAGATCAGTCTCCTTGCCGGTGACATCGAGCTGCTTGCTGCGCAGTTCCAAAGGACGCAATGCCGCGGTGTGCCGCCAGCCATCCTTCTCATTGACGAAGCGTTGCTGGGTCTGGTCGAACACGATGTCGCTACGACCACGAGCCTTGAGCAGCTCTGCTCGGGCTTCCTCAGCTCCGACAACCGATTCACGACCGCGGATGTCCATGCCAGCACGGAGCTGATCCAGCTGACCCGAAGCCTGCATTGCAGCCAGCTGCTGAGGAGTTGCACCAGCCACGAGCTCCTTGAAACGCAGCGTGTTGTCTGCAGCTTGGCGATCCAGCACACCCTGGTTGGCAGCTTGCTGCTGTTGCAAGACACGATCCAGGGTACCGAAGCCAGCATTGAAAGACTGCTGAGCCACCTGCATGGCTCGGGATGCTTCCCCAATCGAGGGGGCATCCACGTTACGCCAGGTGATAGGGTTTGCCATGGATTACCCCTTGATGCCGTACTGGCTCATGTAGTCAGCGGTCGACTGGTAGGCACCAGGATTGGCAGCAACACGAGCATTCTGACGATCAGCCAGCTGCGAGTTCGTCATGTTTCGCTGGGCATCGAAGTTCAGGTTGAACTGTCGCTTACCCTCCGCCAGCTGCTGCTTGGCCAGGCCGTATTGCTTCATGCCGAAGTAGGCATTGGACAGGGCAGACAAGCCACCCAAGGCCATACCACCCCAGCCAGGATCGTCCTTGTTTCCGATCATGCTAGCCAGGAAGCCCTTGGGCTTAGGCTCAGTCAAACCAGGGACCTTGGCAAACATACCCGGTGCGGTGAGTGCAGAGAAGTCGATCGGATCGACTCCAGTGAGTGCAGTACTGTTCATGGGCATAACAGGCTGCCCATAGTTTGCGAGACTATTGAGGTACTTCGTCTTCATATTGCAATTCTCCTAAAGTGTCGTCCAGAGTAGGTAGCTTCAGAGCGGTATCCACATAGGAGGAAATTGCGCCAAATCCGAGTGCACCGATGTTACCGGCGTGGACGGTTCGATTATAGAAGTCGTCCGGAGATTCCCCGAATAGGGTATGTGGATTGATCGAGCTTGTGGTATCGAGCAGGGATTGTGCATCTTCAACCAACTTGGTTTGTGCCTCAACCCACTTACTAAATTCCGCAGCTTCCTCGTATAGCTTCAGTAGCTTTTCTTGAGTGAGTTCAGTGGCCGCTGTCAGTACTGCCTGGGTAGCAGCCAGCATGTCTGTGATGTCAGGCAGTACCAGAGCTCCCTCATCGAATGACTGGAAGGCAACCATGTTGACCACAGCCAGCAAGAACGCAGCATCAAGACCAAACTCTTTGACGAAGAACTTGATCACCTGAGCCACGAGCATTCGTATCAGGATTCTCTGTAGCAGTACCCAACCCAACTGAATGATCAGCGCTGTATTGCCTGCCAGTACTGCAGCAATGAGTGAGCCGCCATCTGCACCACCGGAGGAGATGGTGATCACGATAGCCAGGACCAACAGGAAGTCTCGGAACCAGCCTCGCTGATACCACTTCACCTTGGTCACCACTCGACTGTTGAACACCAGGTGCAGCGACTTGACGTACAGACGCTCACGATCAGCCAAGGACATCTTGTTGCTGATGGTCCGATCGACTGGGATCAGCAACACATCATCCACACCATCCGTCAGTGCGGTGTGCTCACCGAAGATGAAGTAGGTGAACTTCAGGAAGCGAACACTGATCTGCTCGTATGTCGTCTCAGACAGCTGCTTGCTGTAGTGATGGAGATTGTTGGCTTGATCGAACTCAGACTTGAAGGTGCCCATTGGCCCAATAGAGCCAGCAACCAGGCGTCGATAGATACCTTCGTTGGACAGAACCATCTTGAAGCGCTTGTCTTCAATGACGATTGCTGACTCACGGTTGCCAGGACCTTTGGCAAGTCGACGCAGCATGTCCTCAGTTGTTGGATCAGCCAGCTCAGCAGTACCACTGCCGTTGTAGAGCCCACTGAAGAAGTCGAAGAGATACCTACACTCCACTCGATCTGTGGAGACGGACGGCACTGCAAACATGAGCATAGCTTGCTCAACGTCTGCGATGTCTGGGTTGTTGTTGATCGCGTCAGTGATGTCATCGAAGTTCAAGCCAAGCTGTCTGGCGAACTTCTTGGAATCCTTGTAGGCACGAGCAGCCCGGTCTGAGGACTGGGACTGTTTGTTGAACCGGAAGTAGAGGAACGGGAAGAAGCTCCCACGCTCTTCATCGTGGGTTGTGCCCGTCACCTTGTCCAGCTCGGTGTCACCGCTACCCACTCGGTAGGTCCAGTAAGACACCGCACTACCTTTGAGGTAGCGAACCTGGATGTAGTCCTCGGAGTCGAGCCACTCACTCAGATTGATGTCGAAGTGCTCTCGTGCCAGCACCACAGGTTGACCTGCAGCCTGAGTCTCCCAGACATAGTAGACACGGACGTAATCGGCTGTGGCCACCGGATCGAGCACCGGTGGACTGAAGGTATAGAGCTTCCCAGCAGATGCTGTCCGCAATGGGGTCACCCCGCTTCGCGGAGGATTCCCCCATTGCTGGAGCGACACAGATGTCCGGTTGCTGAGCGTGGTGTCAGCAACGTGCATCACCATGTCATCGAGGTAGACCGGCTTGCCTTTCGTGGCTTCCAGAGACGCAATGCGATTCGTGGTCGGGTCATACCCATGATCACGAACCAGCTGCACCCAGCCACTGTGCAGGTCATTCGGGGGACCCACCTCACAGTAGTCGATGACAGGTGCACCGCCAACAAGTGCAGGCAGCCTGGCTTCTACCGTAGCTCGCAGTGTGCGGGTGGTTCGGTACTGGCCAGAGGGCAGGCCATAGATGTAGCTCTTCTTGGCCCAGGTGTAGAGGTTGTCTGCTCGAATGCCGATCGATCGGAAGAGCTCCTCCATCACGAAGTCAGCCACACCGTTGTCCTTGGCGTTGGCTTCTCCCATGATGGCTGCGAAGACACCAGTCTTCACTGCATTGGGCAGCTGTTTGTCCTCAACAAGACGCTGAGCAGTGGTGCCCACCTGGGTCACATACTTGCTGCTGAACAAGCCCACGATCAGTACCTCAAACCAGGAAGCCAAACGAAAAGAGGAGCCGTAGCTCCTCCTGACCAAGCCAGCTCACATCAGGCATTGACGCCGGCGAGCATCTTGGACACCGCACGACCCACCGTTGCGTCATCGAGCTTGTTCACCGTGTCAGCGATCGTGCCTTGGTCAGTCGTGCGACGGACGTTCCAGGTGTCGATCATGATCTTGGCGACCTTGTTCTCAGCGTCACGAGCGAAGCCATTGGTCTGAGCCACATACAAGGCCTTCTGGCGACCCACCACAGAGTTGTCATCGACACCGATGGCTTGAGTCTGTGCACGCTCGGTAGCAGTCTTCTGAGTCAGCAGACTGGTTTCCTGCTGGGTCTTCAGGTCGGTACTCTTCAGCACATCGAACTCAGCCTTCAGCTTGCACTCCTGAGCCACCAGCACCGTGTTCTCGGTGACAGCGTTAAGACGCTGCTGCTCAGTCAAAGAAGTCTGAGCCGTGATCTGAGCCTTCTGCGCAACCAGGATCTCGATCTCTTTCGGGATCTTGAGTGCGTTCTGCTTGGCGATCTCAACTTCAGCCTTGGCCACCTCGATCTGCTGCATCAGCAGTTCGGCTTCCAGGTTCTGCTTGTCCTTGCGGAGCAGGAACTCAAGCGAGGCCTGCAGCACCTGCTGCAGTGCACCCAGATAGACCGTGGCGTACTCGGTGCCCTTGATTCGACCCTTGGTGAACTCCGATTCCAGATGTGCCTTGTTGGCATCCATCAGGACATCGAAGACGCCGGTGCCACCGATAACCTTGGTTGTCAGGTCCGAGAGTTTGATTTGGGGAACGATAAGGGTTGCCATGGAATATCTGGGTGCGCTAAGTGCTGTGGGTCAGTGCTGATCAGCCGACAGCGTGAGACATGGCCTGGCGACGTGCCAGTTCAGTCAGCTCTTCCTGCGACAGCGGAGGCAGGACCTCGATGGCGAATTCACGGATCAGCTTGCCGCGACGAGACTTGTTGCCACGGCTGTCAGTCACCGTGTAGAAGGTCTGGCACTGACGATCACGCAGGTGCTCGTACATCATGTGCGGGACATGCCAGCCGTCTTCAGCGTTGAAGGGGATGAACTTCTTCAGGGAACCAACCGCAGCGTTGCCGACCGTGATGATCTCGCCGTCCCACTCCTTCTTGAGGGGATTCATGCAAGTCAGGCGAATACGCACCAGCTTCGTGGCTTCAGCGATCAGGCGCTTGCGTTTCTCCAGGGGAGTCTCGCTGGCCGGCACCGGGGCAGCAGCTGCTTCATCTTCGTCTGCCGGGGGGGCACTGGAGTCCATTGCCGCTTGCACCTTGGCACGCAGCTTGTCCAGGCCAATCGAGGGGTGATACGTGATGCCCAGCAGATCGGCACGAGCCTTCAGCGTGGTCAGTTCGTCTTGGGTCAGGTCGGTGTCTTGATCGGACATTGCGATGGTTCTCTTCTGTGAATTGATGGATGAATGCTCACCGGTGGGGGAGGGGCGCTAGCCCACTCCCCCAACCGACTTACATCTTGGCGACGGTCTTGATCAGGCCGATACGCTCAGGACGCAGAGCCATGAAGCCGTAGTACCACTTGATGGACATGAAGCCCGTCTCGCCATACGGATCGTTGCGGTCAGCCGTATCCGGACCAGGCTTCTTGTGGGTGATCTTGAACTTCACCGTCTTGCCATCGGTCTGGAAACCAATGGTGGTGAAGCTCTCATCGCCCACGACCAGGATCGGGAAGATGTCCAGCTTGGCAGCCGTCGAGTAGAAGCCAGCCACTTCAGCACCACCGGCGCCGGCCCACTTCATCATCTCGGGCACAACCACCAGACGAACCTGGTCGACCGTACCGACTTCACCGTTGACCGTGTTGCCAGCCGAGGCGTACTTCTGCACCGCGATGAAGGCTTCGTTGTTGTGCAGGTCCTTCATGGCCTTGAAGGTCGGCAGCAGCTCGGAGCCGATGTACGCGATACGTGCGCTCGGGATGGTGCGGGTGTCGACCATGCGGGAGCCGGTGATCACCTTCGTGTGCTTCGGAGTGCGGTTGTTGTCCAGGTCGATCGACAGACGCATCAGGTCGCTGTAGCTCACCAGGTCATCCGCGCCCATCGAAGCGTTGCTCGTGGCATTGCCAGCGAACTTCACCACACCAGCTGCCGTGATCAGGTCGATCTGCAGGGCGTCTTCCGTGATCTCGTTGGCGCCCATCACCATTTCACGGGTGACGTGCTGCTCCAGGTCGGCATCCGAGTCGAAGTCCAGGGATTCCTGGGTGTACTCATCGAAGAAGCCGAACTTCTCCAGCGTGCCTTCGATTTCCTTGCGCTTGAAGCCCACACGGTTCACACGGCCACCGTTTTCCGACAGTGCCGGCAGCTTGCCGCTGATGGTGCCGATGTCCTTCGACGAACCGTACAGGTTGCCGTTGGCGATGACTGCACCGGCAGCGTCGATGCCCTGGTCGTTGATGTTGCGATCGTCCAGCAGCGGCAGGTAGTGGTACTTCTTGATCTTCTTGCCCATGTTCTTGGGCATCGAGGTCACATCAGCCAGCTGGCCGAAGTACTGCTCTTTCGCTGCTTCGATGAGTGCCTTCTTCTCGTAGTAGAAGGTATTCATCTGCGGGCCGATATTGGCCGGGGTACCGCCTGCAGGGTCGTTGTATTGACGGGTCATGATTCAGTTCCTTTCAAATGGGTTGGGTTATCGGTACACCGGCGTTGCCATCTTGGCAAAGTCAGCATCCGACATGGACAGCGGATTCAGATCCGACAGCCCAGGGGTACTAGGGGCAGCGGTCTTTGTGGGACCGGCAGCTCGCCTTTTCTCATTCAGCTTGGGGTCCTCGACCTTTTTCTTCGGAGGTTCCACCACGGTTTTCGGGCTGGGTTGCGACTCGGAGGTTGGCTTGTCCACCAGGTCGTTGAACCCGCCGCGAGCCTGGATGGCATCGCCGACAGACTTATAGGCTTCGAGATCCGACATGCCGCTCAAGCGGCCAAACATGCGCTCACTCTCGACCTCGGTACGGATTCGGTCGTAAATGCCACGAGCCATGTGGTCATTCAAAACCTTCAGCAGTTGAGGTTCTTGAGCAATTGCTTGCTTGCTATTACCGTCCCATTCCTTGGCGACGAGTTGAATCAGCTGGTTGTACGTAGGAGTCTCTTGGAGTTCCTCCAGAATCGTATCCAGCTCGACTTCTCGCTCATCAACAGCGTGAGTTTTCGGTTTGTAGTCGCCCGCCTTCTCGCCGTCCAAATCCAGAGGATTGATACCGGCGTCCTTCACCAGCTTGTTGATCGCATCCGGATTTTTCTTGTCCAGGTCGATCAAAAAGCTCAGCTTCTCTTCGCTCAGAAGACCGTTGTTCTCCAGCATCTTCATCAGCTGGAGATTCGGCTTCAGGGCAGCCATCTTCTTGTTGTAGTTGGCGCCCATTTGCATCAAGGCGATGGCGTCATCCACCGACTTGACTTGAATCTCGCGGCCATTGGCCTTGAACGGAGCCAGGAGACGCTTGTATTCCGCCTCATAGTCCGTGGCCACCGGCTCAACCTTGGGCTCTTCCTTCTCAGCCTCGGGTTTCTTGGCTTCTTCGCCCTCTGCCTTCTCCGCGGCTTCGCCGGCGTCGGCGGCAGGGTCCTTTTCCTTCGATTCACCGGCGTCAGCCGCTTCTTCTGCAGGCTCTTCACCAGTTTCAGCAGTGGTTTCGGCTGCAGGCGTCGTCTCCGACGCTTCTTCGGAAACCTGTGCAGCCGGAGCCTTGAATTCCGGGGGAGCTGCGTTCATCAGCTCTTCATCGGACATGCTCAGGTACGAAGGTGCCTCGACAGCCGAGGTGTTTTCGCCAGCTTCCGGTGTATTCACCGAGGTATCCACAGAGCCGCTCATTGCTCGACCTCCTCAGCCAGCAGTTCTTCCAGCATGGCTTCGTCGGCAGTGATGGAATTCCCTGCCTGGGTAGCCAGTTGACGAGTGGTGACGAAGAAACGACTGAGATTCCCGATGGCATCCAGCGAAACCATGATTTCCGACTGACGCTCAGCCGTCTGGAAGTTGGGGTCTGCCTTCAGATGGACCAAACGAATGGCCTCTTCACGGAAATACCCGTCCAGGATGACTTGCTTGAAGTCACGGTTGGCGAAAAGACGGTCCAGTGCAGAGTTGAATGCCAAGGCTTGCTTGGCCTGCTTGATATTGTGTTCAATCTGCTGGATTGCTTGGGTGCTCATCGAGGATCTACCAGTGCTGTGTTGAGTTGATAGGGTATTGGTCAGATACTCCCGACCAATTGGCCGGGAATATATACCAATTTAGGTTGCCTTTTTGTTCAGATACTCTTTCACCAGCGCAAATTCATTGTTTTGGCGTTGAATACCTGCGTCCAGGGCCTTCAGTTCACGCTGAGTTTGACCCTGCTGAGCCTGTTTCTGGAGCTCCCGCTCCTGAGTAACCCCCGATTCCTGCTCAACAAAGTCCAGATTCTGCTGATCAGTCTTGGACTGGAGGTTTTCCATCTTGGCCACCTCAGTACCACCCTTGATTTCAGACAGATTCGCTGCAGCATTGCGCTGATTACCCTGTGCACGCAGGTTGAGAATCTCGGCTTCGAGTTTCAGGATCTCGAGTTCCTTGATTCGCAGCTGCATCGGGTCAGGTTGCGGCTGATAGTTCTCGATTCGCTTGGCCAGGTCGGGCATCTTCTTCAAGCGAGCGATGTCAGCCAGGATGATTTGACCCATCGAAGGGTCCATACTGGGTCCCATCGTCTGCAACATGAAGCCAAGATCCTGAGCCTTGGCGTTGTCCTCTTCTGCCGTCGAGATGGACAGCTTCAGATCGAACTCACCAGGCAGGTCATCACGCTTCACAGCCACGAACTCATCGTTGGTGACCCGGATGACTTCCTCGTCGGACAGGAACTCAGCGTTCATCGCAATGAACTTGCGTCCCACCTCGATCACACCGTTGGACAGCCGTCGAAGGATGCCCAGTTCACGCTTCGAAGCAGCGTCCAGAGCACCTCGGACACCAGCAGCCACATCACCCAAGGCCTGGCCAGAGATACCCTGGCTGAAGGACTTCACACCGGTGAGGGATTCAGCCTCCATGTTCTGCAGCTGCAGCATGAATTGGGCTGATTGCGGGATCTCCGGGTAGGTATGCATGTGCACACCCACTCGTGGGTCCACGTTCGCATTGAACTCGTAGTCCAGACCACGCTCGAAGCGACGCTTGTTGGTGGCATCCAGCATGTCTCGACGCATGCCGGTCTGACCATTGGCCGACTTCGCCATGATGTCCACCATACCGCGGGTGACAGCACCGATGATCTTCTGGTTGTCTTCCAGCAGATGACCATCAGGCTCACCGTAGTTCTCCTTGCGTACCGGCAGGTACTGCACGATCACCAGTGGGATGGCTTCATCCGGGAACGGGTTCTTCTCCATGCGGATGAGCACGTCACCAACCCAGGCTGCCACGATCGGTTCCACCGTTCCATTGCCATGGATGTCCCAGTAGCCCCAGTACTCGTTCACCACGAACTTCTTGCGAGGCTCATCGGAGAAGTTGAAGCCAGAAAGACCAGTCGATGGAGCGTGATCAGGCTGAGCCAGTGGTGATGCACTGGTCGTGTTGATGTACTCCACGTTCTTGTAGCGCTTGTCCTTCTTCAACTCAGCCAGGCTGGTTTCGAAGGTGATCACTGCGAAGCTGGCCTTGCTCACATCGCCTTCAGCCGTAGGGTCGAGCACCACGTTCTTGAAGCTCATGATCTCAGCGGTCGGCTGGTTCTTGACCGTCTTGGTCTTCTTGACCTTGCGGGTCCCGAGGAGCACCGGCTCGATGGGCACACCATTTGCCATGGTCATCTCATGTGCCTGCTTGAGCTCTTCAGGCACATCGGTCTGCCACTCGCTTGGCGACTCCGCCCGCATCTGAGCAAGCTGCTCATGCATGGGTGCCAGTGCAGGATTGGCCCGGTACTCAACCACTGGCTCATCAACCTCGAAGACCTTCTCTTCGAACAGCCAACCAGTCTTCACAGCAACAGTACCTTCATCGACTGCAGTACGAACGTATTCGTCGATGAATGTCTGCTTCTTGATCTTGGTATTGAACTGATGGTTCAACACCAATTCGTTTTGCATCGCCGCCTGGCGATCTTCCCAACTCACAGGACTGACATTGAATAGGTCAGTCGTGCTGAGAAACGGCTCACTCAGTGCCGCATACCGCCACTCCGCTTGTTTCCGAATCAGCTTCGGCTGAACAGTGGAATTACTCTTCGACGGCGCCATCTTCGCTTTGTTGCGAATATGGAGGTTGTCCAGCCAATCTTCGATCAGTTTGCACTGAGCTCGATGAGTTGGTAGTGCATCGGTGAGATCTTGTTTAAGATCTCGCACCGAAGGGGGGTTTTTCCAGTTAACCAGCTGAGGTAGCGAGCTGCCTGCTGTCTGAGTTTCTCCAACCATAGACTGCTATCTTTCCTGACAAGTGCAGTTATCTAGTAACCACAAAGAGTATTGAATATGAAGATCAAAGCACTTCACCCTAACTTCATTATGCCAACAAAGGGCACTGCCCAAGCTGGCGCTATCGATCTGTATATGCCTGAAGCTGGTATTGCCAGCCATGTTTCCCAGGTATTCGGCCTTGGTTTCGCTGCCGCGGTACCTGAAGGATTCGTTGCACTTCTGCTGCCGCGGTCGAGTACTGGTGCCAAGTTCGGCCTGGAACTGACGAATACCTGCGGAGTGATCGACTCCGATTACCGCGGTGAATGGATGGCAGCACTCCGGACAAAGCACGCAGCCTCGTTCCGCTGGGAAGCCGGCGATCGCCTGCTGCAAGCCCTGATCGTTCCGGTGTCGTCTGTCGAACTGGCCCTGGTCGATGACCTGGACGAGACTGAGCGTGGTGAAGGTGGTTTCGGCTCCACCGGCCAGTAACCCCCACCAACAAGAAAGCCCCCGTACCTTTCGGTCGGGGGCTTTTTCTTTGGGGCACCTGATCAGGCCCAGCCGTTGCGATACAGCCGCTCGTTGGCACCACCCTGCTCAATGTCCAGGCCTTGGTTCTCAAGCTCTCGACAAGCAGCCTCATACCTAGCCACCCAGTTCATCCCGACCTGGCCCTCATTGGGAGTACCAATCGGTGTGTGCACACGGGCTGCGATGAAGTACAGCAAGGGCTCGAGATATGTCTCGGGCAAATCGATCGTGGTCGAATCAATGTCGAAGTCCTCGACATCGATCTTCGGATGATTGGCTCGGTACACCAGAGTCAAGTCCGCGGTCTTCAAGTGCAGAGGCACATCAGACTTCTGCTCAGTCAGAGCCTTGGGCAGACGCAGACTGGTCGTGGTCGGTGTGAATGCAGACCAGGGATCTCGCTCGACGTTGAGATTGATCTCGTACTCGGCATCCGTCAGCACCCGCTCCAGCTTCATCAGCTCATCCATGAAAGGCTCTGCCTGGTCGTGCAGATATTTCACTGGCTTGCGGCTCCGAGTATTGGACTGGGCGTATTCCCGGTTCAGCTGATACAGCGTAGTGCCAGGAATCATCACCAGACGCATGCGTCCTTCACGCAGAAGAAAGCGTCGGTACAGGGCAGTCAAGCCCAGCTGCAGATGACTCAGCAGAGCAGGGTACTTGGCCCGTGGGATATTGCCATCATCACCGGTGGCAATAGCCAACTGGCTCAGCTCACCATGTCGCAGCGCATCGAATACTTCTTGAATTAGCATCAAACCTCCTCACACCACATACGAAGCCAGACGACTATCTGGCTCGTCTTCAACCTCCAGCTCCCACATACCACCATCAGATTTGTTGGCATGCATCGGGGCTGATTCGGATGGCCTCCAGGCACGCATTACTGCGAGCATTGAGATGGTGTCCAAGAAGTCGTCGTGCTTACTACGGAATCCCGAAGTAGAAGCAAGACTGAGTTCATTGATGGCCTCGACCATTATAGGACTCTGCTTTTTCTCAGCCGGGAAGAATACCTTCTTGGCTTTGAACAAAGGCACCACCACGTTGAATCGAACCAGTTTGTTCGTATTGGGTCGAATACCCGGTGCGTTCTGATTCCCTTCACTGGCCAATGGGAAGTAGATATTCCGGATCATCATCTGTTCCTGAATCCAGGGGATGAATCCAGCCTGCTGGCCAGTCACCTCAATGCCCACACCCTGTGGCCTGTAGATCTGTGCCAGGCGGAACAAGTCATCAATGTTCTTGTTCATCAGCTGCCGTGCACAGATACCGTCCACCCACAGCCAATCACCGTTGCTGTTGTGTGCCCAGACACTGATCACCGAGAAGTCGGACTTCTGCTTCACTGAAGTAGCGAAGTCAGTGGTGATGTAGAAGTTGAACAGGCCCTTGTTGCGTAGGACCGTCTCGGCCTTGTACCAAGAGATGTCCGAGTCCTGGATCATGCGATCCTCTTCGGACATGATTCGCAGCATCAGCTCCTGGTTGAACGTCTCAACCTTGCCCAGCTTCACTGCGTTCTCGTACTGCCTCTTCACGTACTCATAGGTGAAGCGATCGGGCCAGGAGCCACGGAACTCTTCAGGCGAGCAAGGGAACTGCTCACACACAGGGAACACATTCACCTGCCAGGCACCAGACTCCACAGCCTTGTAGAGTGGGTCCTTCGCATTGAAAGGCGTACCCGACCAGATGATCATGTTCCGGGTCGGGTGCAAGGCGTAGTCCACTGCCTTGTAGACCGTATCTTCCACAGCAGCAATCACCGTAGTCGACCGTGCATCCTCGTCGCTGATCAGGTCATCGAGCACCGCCAGCTGCGGTCGCTTGCCCAGCTCCTTGGCTCCCCGGACACCAGTCTTGGCACCGTAGCCCTTGACGATGAAGATCTTCCCGTCCGCGTTCTTGAACTCCCAGCGGATGTCCGTGAAGTGGATCTCAGGAACGTACTCACGCAGGAAGTCGCTGTTCTCCCACCGGTGCTCCAGGTTCTTGCGCATGTTCTTGACACCGTTCTCGATGGAGTCAGAGACATAGAGCGCCAGGTCGATCCGACCGAAGCCAGGGATCTCACCATAGGTAGCGATGTAGAGAAACAGGTACTCACCCATCACCGTGGTCTTGGCAATACCTCGGTGGCACAGGTTGATGATGCGCTTACCACCCAGGGTGATCGTGTCCAGCATCTTGTAGTGGACAACAGGGGTCTTGTTCTCCTCCCCCTGCTCACCGTTCACCAGCTTGATGAAGGTGACGAACTCGAGTGCGAACTCGCTCGGCACATAGTTGGGATCGTCCTCATAGCTCGTGGCGTTGAGGTAGTCCTCAACCTTCCACGGAGCCAGGACCTCGGCAACGGAGTCGTGCGTCATCCACGACCGCCCGCATCGTCCTCATCCTCATCCTCATCGACCCTCACCACCGAGATACGCACGCGAATCAGCGTGTCACCCAGCTCGAAGGCGAACAAGGCCATCCACACCCAAGGGGCGGCCACCGGTTCAAGAAACCAGACAGCACCAGCGAAGAGGGTGGCGGGAATGGCTGCGCGGCAGCACAGGTACAGGAAGGCCAGAGGGATGGCATACCAAGGCATCAGTGGACCTCCCTGGCTTCGACATCCACCACCTCGGCAGATACCACCCGAGTACTGGCCACCTCACCGGCAGTGACCTGGCCTGCCTGCAAAGCCAGACGCTGAGCACGGGCCAGCTCAAGGGTTGCCTGGCGAAGCGCATTGATCGAGCTGTCTTCCTTGACCCCGATGTCGAGCTCAACCTTCTTGACCTCGGGCATCTTGAGCTGAGTCAAGAGGGAATTGGCCGCATCACACCGGACCTTCTCGCTCTTGGCAGTCAGCATCAGGTCAGCCTGGACATTCAAGGCCTTCTGATACAGGTCCTGGTTCAGCACATAGCTCGGGATGAGCGTCTGCTCGAAGATCAGATTGACCAGCTTGGACTTGTTGTACGCAGTGACATACGAAGCGATGTCCTTGGCAGCAACACCCTGAGCAGTGAACCTGGTGAACTTGTCAGGGAAAGTCTTGGTGTACGCATCGATGTTGGTACAGCCCATGAGCTTGTGGCTGACATACCGAACTGCATTCACATATTCCTGCACCTTGAATCGACCATCTGCCATGACCTTGGTATAGGACAGCAGATTGTCTCGGTACGACTCAAACATCTCTGGATCAGAGAGAGTCTTGTTGATCTGGTCGATCAGTTCCTGGTTGATTGACTTCTTCACCTTGTCGGGAAGAGCCTGACGGAACTGTTCCACGGTCAGACCCAAACCCAAGCCCGTGGAAAGGGAGGATTCCGTCTGCACAGTAGCAATTTCGGTAGACGCAGCAGTATCTGACATTCATCCGGTCCAGTATTAAGTAATGGTCAAGGTATCGGGTACATATAGTACCTTAAACCTCAGTTACCCAATATTGAGCAGGATAGTAGGGAGTATGAAGCGAATAGAGGGCCGAAATTCAGATTCGCATTTTGGGGAAATTTGTAATCTGGGTACGGAGGTAGGACTCTCGTGTCTACACACGAAACCCGAAACACCCCCCCCCACCTATGGGCTCTGGGACTCCCAAGGCCCTAAGCCTGCCGGCTACGTAGTGGCATATCGCCATAACCATCCCTGATCAGGAGTACATCATGCAAGCACTCAGCCTCGCCTTCACCCAGTTCTTCGCAACCCTCGCTGTGTTCTTCAGTGCATTCGAGAAGTTCGGAAAGACCATTGACAACATCGCTACCGTGGCAGAAGAAAGCTCCGGTGCATACGTGGACGAAGCACGCAGCAACCGTCAGACCAAGCTCCTCGAACTCAACGAGAAGCTGGCTACCCAACAGAAGCGCATCGCTAAAGCCTAATCACTCTCACGATCGGTCCCCATAAGGGGACCTTTCCCTTTTACACATTACACAGAGGAGACAGACAGTTATAGAGAGACAGAGGAGTACAGATGTCCATGGCCTTCCGGCCATGAGTTGGATATTCATCCAATCAATCTATTCAACTCTGGAGATCTCTATGACTATCATCAATCACATCATCCGTGGCCTGACTGAAGGCCAACTCGATACCCAAGCTAAGCGCAATGCAATCAGCAAGCGACTGGCCAATGCATACATGGCAGCGCTGGTCATCTGCGGTTTCCTCCTGTTCGGTGGTGCTACTGCTATCCACCTGGGTCTGAGCTACGTTGAAGAAGGTCATGGCCTTCATCCAGTCCTGGCTGGTGCACTTGGACTGGGGTTCATCCTGTTTGCCATCACCTCGTTCAACTCATTCGTCGAACTCTTCGCAGGGTTTGGTGATGATGATGGAGATAAGGGTGATTGAAGTACTTTCCCTGTGCTTCATAACCCAACCTACATCTCCCATATCCCCAACTCATTCCGATACTCACCCGATACACCCTCATTCGTGGGGGTGTGTCCTACTCCCAAACACATCAGACCGCTAGGCATACTTCTACCTATGGTGTGTCCCTTCTACTAGCTACGTTCTGCCACCTTCTTGGCCTACCGGCCAAGTAATGGCAAATCCTGCCGTCATCTATTCACCTTTCATCTGGAGATCCACCATGGCTTTCAATTCCAACGCTTCCCGCAACAACTCTTCCCGTGACGACTCTCGTGAAGAGGCCTGGAAGGCTCAGGGCTTCCTGAACCTGTACCTGCCTGATGCCAAGACTGGCAACGATCGCAAGCTCGGTGCCATCCCTCTGCGTGAAAGCAAGGCCAGCGAGAAGGCACTGCTGGCTTGGCTCAACGAGAACCCTGAGCGTGTGGCCATCATCATGTCCAAGCTGAAGATCACGTACCAAGCTGTCAACAAGAACGACGCCGGCTTCGCGCTGGACGATGTGATCCCGAGCTAAGCACTAGCTCCTAGCTGTTCCCTTGCACCTCTGCCCTTCGGGGTAGGGGTGCTTTTCTTTGTGCTGCTACATACCTCAGCGGAGCTCAGCCAAGACAGTCATGGGCCTACCGGCCATGTGGTGGCATCAAGCCGCTTCGTGCACTAGCTGTGCACTGCTCCCATTCACATAGGTCATAGGAGATCCCAATGAAAGACATCCCTCAAGTCATCAATGGCATGCGCTTGGACATCGACCTGTTCGATGCATACATCCAGCGCCTGGCCAAGCATGACTGGCACTTCGAAGACGCTGACGACATGAAAGCCTATCGCAGTGGCAAGGCCAACGAGACGCAGCTCAAGCAGGTGGCCAATAGCCATCCTCTGTTGCAGCGTGCATTCGATGCGTACAGCGACTACGTGACCAAGAACAACGGTCCCGACATGCTGCTGAAGATCCTGGGCTTGCGCTATGAGGTGGAAGACCTCGTGCGTCAACGTGAAGCCAAGGTCCTCTTCTATGTGGGCATGGCTCCGGCCTGACATCAACAACCCAAGGAATCGCTATGACAGCAGAACAACTCAAGCTCTTCTACGCAATCCTGGAGACGAAGAACTCCTGGGGCAAGAACGAGATCAAGACCGTCTTGCTCGAAGTCGCGTCCGGTATTCGTACCAGCGTCTGAGGGCACACCCATGAAAGAGTTCAAACTCATCGTGGCTGGTGGTCGTGACTTCGATGACTACCAGACCCTGCACGACACACTGATGCAGCTCGCTAACACTGTCTATCACGACAGGGCAGTGAGCATCGTCAGTGGTATGGCTCGTGGTGCTGATGCACTCGGTGGCAAGTTCGCTCGTGAGAACGATGTGAAGCTGTATGAGTTCCCTGCTGACTGGGAAGAGTACGGCAAGCGTGCTGGCTTTATCCGCAACCAACAGATGGCTGACTTCTCTGATGGTCTGCTGGCCTTCTGGGACGGCAAGAGCCGAGGCACAGCCCACATGATCGAGACGATGCGAAAGGCTGGGAAGCCTGTCCATCTCATCCGCTACTGATCCTCAATCCTCATCACCCTCAGTGGGCAGGTGCACTCCGTGCACTTGTCCCCCTTTGTTTGTCCTCATCAAACCAGGAGAACTCATGCCACTCAAGCGCATTGGTCGTGTTTCCAACTACGACCGCGACCAGTACGACGAACTGTTGATCAACGTGCCACCGATGCCACCGCACAAGGCACAGGAGATCTGCGACATCTTGAACTCCATCGCACCCGAAGGCGATGACTACTACAAGCCGGTGGATATGGGCTTCGTGCCACGCAAGCGCGAGTACTGATCACCAAACCAATCAAAGGAGAACGACATGAACATGAATGAACCTCACATCGAAACCATGAAGCACATCGTTCTCCAAGAGATGAACGAGGAACGCTTCAATCGCAAACACATCGACGCCAAGATCCGCAAGGCCATCACCGACAACCCGGACATGATGGCCAAGCTGGAACAAGGCGTTGATCTGGTACGTCACTGGCTGATGCAGACCTATGCATACCAAGCCAAGAACGATCGAGTGATGCAGCTCCGTGCAATGGACATCCCAGCTCTGGTGATGGACATCTTCGTAGGCATTGCCTATGTGCTGAGGCCTGAGCTGTTCACCTCGGTGAGTGCACAGATGGCAGCACGACTGAAGTTCAGTGACAAGCGTGAGGCCATCACTGCTGTAGCTGAGCTCATGGCTGTGCTATGCCAGACAGATGCCTTCGACATCTTCAAGGAGAACAAGCAGACCAGCCTCATGGTGCAGTCATGCATCCCTCTGAGCGACAACCTGATCACCTTCATCGAGGACAGCGAATACCTGCCACCGATGGTGTGTGAGCCACTGGAGTTGACCCACAACTTCAGCTCAGGCTACCTGACTCACAACGACAGCCTGGTTCTACGTGGCAATCACCATGATGGTGACCTGTGCCTTGACGTACTCAACACCATGAACAAGGTGCCTCTGTGCCTTGATCTGGCCTTCCTGAGCACTGTCGAAGAAGAGCCCACCTTCGAGCTGGATAGCCCTGACAAGATCGAGCAGTGGAACGCATTCAAGCTGCAAAGCTATCGCTTCTACAGCCTGATGCAACAGCAAGGCAATCGCTTCCACCTGACCCACAAGGTGGACAAGCGTGGTCGCATCTATGCATGCGGATATCACATCAGCACTCAAGGTGCCCCCTTCAAGAAGGCCATGCTGGAGTTCGCAGAACAAGAGCTGGTTGAAGGCGTGCCGACATGAGCTATTTGCTCTGGTCGCCAGGTGACAGTGAGATCCAGCAGCGTGAATTCATGTCACCGAATCTTGACCGATCACTCCCACTGAACACCTACATGCGCGACAGCGAGTGTTGGTATCGCTATGCGATCGGAACCCCGGTCAAGCGGTTCCAAATCGCACCGGCTTGCTGGTTCCCCATCAACCTGGCAGACCTTCCGAAGGAGCTCAGGACCCTGGCCCTTCTACAAGGCCTCCAACTATGAATACTCAACACGACGACTTAATGGAAGCTATGGCCTATTCAACCGCAGCACTCAACCAAATCACCAGCAGACCCTGGAATCCTCCACTGCTGGTCTGGCATCCCAAGACTGGCATGACCACAGACACCGCCAAGGTGCCTGATGCACCCCTGCGTGGGACCTACAGCCGACTCAACGGTGTGTGGCGGATCTTCACTCGCCACACCAATGGCAAGAAGATCGGCTGGCAGCACATCCCACCTCACCACATCCCCAAGAAGCTGCGTGCTGACGCATTGCTGCTGGGTGTGAAGGTGTAGCCATGGCTGCAAAAGCCACGGTCTTCTACGCAGATCAGCTCTATGGGCAGTTCGACACCTCTGGGTACAAGCTCATGCGAACCAGCTGCGACCAAGAGATCTACAACGGGGCGTATGTCCGGATTGATTCGGAAAGACCCGGCCTACCAAGCTCACTCGAAACCCACGGGTGGTTTCGTATGGACGGCACCCCAGTGCTCGACGCTGACGTTCCGCCCACCCTGAAAGCCCTTGTGTTGCTCATGACCTGAATGGTCAGGGCAACCAGTGCCCACCATTCAATCAAACCAAGGAGATCCTCATGATGACTTTCTATACCGGCTGGCAGTGGCTGCTCATCGATGCTGCTAATGCCTATGGCCATGACAAGCTGCTCTTCGAAGAGCGAATCAAGTGGGCCGAAACAATGCTCGCCCAAGGCCCAGGCTACTTGGAAGCCAAGGCTGCCCTGGCAGACACCAAGCCCCTGTACCTGAAGGCTGTGCAGGCCATCCGGCGTGCACAACGTGGTGAACCTATTGGTCACATGGTCGGTGTCGATGCGTCCTGCTCTGGTATTCAGATCATGTCTGCAATGGCTGGCTGTGTCTCCGGTGCACGAGAGACTGGTCTGATCGATCCTGATGTGCGAGCAGATGCCTACACCCGCACCACCTACGTGATGAACCAGGTGCTGAAGGATGAAGGCATCAGCGTGGATGTCTCTCGTAGTGATGCCAAGCAAGCGCTCATGACCTCCTTCTACGGCTCCAAGGCCGTGCCCGAAGCTCTGTTCGGTGAAGGTACCCAGCAACTGTCTGCCTTCTACCAGGCAGCGATGCAGGTGGCACCTGGTGCATGGGAACTGCTGCAAGACCTCAAGGCGAGCTGGCAGCCCTATGCACTCCAGCATGCCTGGAAGCTGCCTGATGGCTATGACGCTCTGGTCAAGGTGATGAAGAAGGAAGAGACGCGCATCGAAGTTGATGAGCTGGATCACGCCACCTTCAGCTACGAGTACAAGATCAACGAGGGCACTGCCAAGGGCGTAGCCAATGCAGCGAATGTGACCCACAGCATGGACGCCTATGTCCTGCGTGAGATGCACCGTCGCTGCAACTACGACACCGATGCGGTGACTCAGGCCATGCGAGCGATTGAGATCGAATTGGGTGCACGCGCTGACGGTTACGACCAGGCCTATGCAGACATCCCGACCAAGATCGAGTACTACGTCGACCAGTACCGTCGCTCGACCCTGGCCTCGGCAGTGTTCCTGCCCTGGCTGAGCTTGGCCACCACCAAGTTCCTGGACCTCGAGCACCTGGAAGCTCTGCTGACGATCTGTAAGGAGATGCTGAAGCACAAGAGCTTCCCGTTGGTGACTGTTCACGATGAGTTCAAAGCTCATCCGAACAACGTCAACTGGGTGCGTTGGCACTACAAGGAGATCCTGGCAGAGATCGCTGACAGCAATGTCCTCGATGATCTGCTCAGCCAGATCCATGGTGTACCTGGCAACTTCAACAAGCTCAGCTTCAACCTGGGCGATCAGATCAGGAAGAGCAACTATGCCCTCTGCTAAGAAACCGGATCAGGTCACTGAGGAGGACAGGGCAACTGTCCTACGCTTGCGAGAGGAGTACAGCAAACAGAAAGTGTCCTATGACGAGATCAAGAGGTTCATGTATTACATGCTGGATACCTACTCAGATGAGGCCATCTTCGAACTGAACCAGAACTTGGAAAGGCAGTTGGGAATCCAACAGACCAGCTAAACAGGCGCACTCCGTGCGCTTTCACGGACGAGGAGAGTGGATAGACCGACAGGTCTTCCACTCTCTTTTTTCATTCCAAACAGAACTTCTGAGAAGTCCTGAGAACTTCTATAGAACTTCTCAGAAGTTCTAAAACGATATACCAACTCCCTCAGTTTTGAACTTTTCGACTGTAGGGAGCCGGTATCTCAACCCCAACCCAAATTACCCAAGAAAGACAGTCATGCCCCTCTTCACTGAAGAACAGATCACCGAACTGGAACGCATCTTCGGCATCAAGGCTCAAGAAGGGGCCATCACCATCCGCACCGGTATCGCCTACCCAGGCGACAAGGTGTGGTGGCGAGGCGCTGAAGGCCCGGAAGAGGTGGTTCTGGATGCCAGCCACCTCCGCAATGCGAAGGACTATCCGCAGGTCTACCAGCACCACCGTCCGGCCATCAAGGTGCAGTACATCGACTGACCCTCCCTGCAGTATGTCCATCGCACCCAAACCCCTATTCCCCACCATGGGGAGCTTGCAGGACGTTCACGACCTGGCCAAGTCTCAACTCCCCATCACCAACGAGAACGCCATCACAGCCCTGCTGGCGACCTACCACAACACCCTGCTGAACCAGTTGGTTCAAGCACATCTCAGCTGAAAGCAATAAACCATGAGCATTGTTGTCAACATTACTCAAGCAGCCAGCATGATCACAGCCTTCATCCAGGCCAAGATCGTCCCAATGCTTATGGGTTCCCCTGGCTTGGGCAAGAGCTCTGTCGTTCAACAGATCGCAAACAAGTACAACCTCAAGTTGGTCGACATGAGGCTGTCTCAATGTGATCCGTGTGACCTGTTGGGCTTCCCGACAGTCAATGGGAACAAGTCTTCCTACATTCCAATGGATACGTTCCCTATTGAAGGTGACCCTATCCCGGATGGATACAGCGGCTGGCTGCTGTTCCTGGATGAATTCAACTCCGCATCACCTGCAGTGCAGGCTGCAGGCTATCGAGTCATCCTCGACCGACAGATTGGTCAGTTCAACCTGCACTCTAAGGTGGCCATCGTCTGTGCTGGTAACAAGGAAGATGACGGAGCCATCGTCAACCCGATGTCTACTGCAATGCAGTCCCGTCTGGCTCACCTTGAGCTGGCTATTGATTCCAAGAGCTGGATTCAATGGGCTAGTGAGTCTGGTGTTGATCACAAGATCACTGACTACATCAACTGGAAGCCAGGCAACCTCTACACCTTCAGGCCGAACCACACGGACAAGACCTACGCCTGTCCTCGTACCTGGGAATTCGCCAGTCATCTGCTGAAAGTCGTCGACATCGACTCTCCGGACCTGCTTCCCATGCTTGCAGGTGTCCTGAGCGAAGGTGTTGCTCGTGAGTTCCTGGGCTTCACGAAGATCTACAAGGAGCTGCCCAAGCCCCAAGAGATCGAGGCAAATCCGGACAGTGTTCGTATGCCCAGTGAGCCCAGCATCCTGTTCGCACTGAGCGGCACGATCAGCCACAACGCTACAACGGAGAACTTCAGCAAGCTGATGCGCTTCGTCAAGCGTATGCCGGTGGAGTTCCAGGTTGTGACACTGAAGGACACCGTTCGTCGCAACAAGGCCATGTTGGCTCATCCTGCAACCCGTACCTGGATTGCTGAGTCCTCGATGAGTCTCTTCTAACCAACCTTTCCCGCAATCAAACCAGCCACCTGGAGGTTTCAGTGACCAAACCACTTGCCACCACCAGGTGGCGCTTCATTCCCATGATCCAAAGCATCCTCAATTCCTTCCGTACCCCTACTGCAACTGACATCGCCAAGAAGGAACTGGCAGAGTACCAACGTCTCCTGCTCAAAGCCCAGGCTGATGCCTCCTACCACGCCAAGATGGTGGAGTTCTACAGCGAGGGCATTGGGCGCCTCACCAAAATGGCGAAGTAATCATGGGTGACCGCACATACGTAACCCTAAGTATTCCTTCTGAGTTGGATGATTTGGCAAAAGAGCTGATTAACAAGAGCGGCCCGGACGAGGTATACCATGAGGACGACTTTGTTAATTACGCCTTCTGTGAAGTCAACTACGCTGTCCTAGCCTGTGAAGATTCCTTGATTGCCCATGGCATCCCATTCGACAAAGTATGGGATGCAGGAAGCTCTTATGGATCGGGGACCGAGTATCTTCGCTTCACTCCTGAAGGAAAGGTGCAGTGTCTTGAGATCTATGACTCCGATCTAGGAGTCAACCGGGAACTGCTCCTGGATGCTATAGACGATCACCCCCGGCTCAAAGAGATCATCTTGACTCACCATCAGAAGACAACACCCCTCTCATGGGACAACCAGGTGACGTATGGAAAGCTCTACCGCACTCTCATGCTCATCACGGGAAACAACCCCCCATGAAGAAGACCACCTTTCTGGCTTCAGTGGGGGTGCTTCAGATCGCTGCACTGGCTGTGGTCAGTCCAGCCATCGACCAGCCCAGGCATCGAGGACGTGATCCCTTGATCGCCAAGGTCTACAGCCACCCCACCACCGGCAAACGCAAGGCCCAGTGGAAAGCTGAACGAAATCGCCGCTGACTTAATAAATCAGCAAACCAACCAAGACAGGAGGCCATGAGCCTCCTTTTTCATTTCCGAAGAAGGAAACCCATGAGCCTCCCCAATATCAATACTCAGGCATACGTGCCTAGTGAAGAAGAGAAAACTGCACTGTCGAAGGCCAAGATTCACTTGATGGCCAAACCCGACAGCGTATTTTTCACTACTCTGCTTTTCAGCCTTCGTTGTATCTTTGATCCGAGGGTTCCCACCGCCTGCACTAATGGCCGGTGGATTCGAATCAACCCGAGTTACTTCATGAATCTCTCAGTAGATTTGCGAGTATCTCTGTTGATCCATGAAACCATGCACTGTGCCTATATGCATATGGCTCGCATGGGCGAATTCAAAATGCCCCATTGGAATTACGCAACCGATTACGTCATCAACTGGCAGTTGGCTGAGCGTGGTTTCAAGATCGGTGACGGCTGGCTGCTGGACAGCAAATATGCCGGCATGAGTTCCGAAGAGGTATACAAGAAAATCATCGCGGATGATATGCCTCTGCCACAAAACCCCCTCGACTGTGATTTCGAGGAAGCAGATGATCCAGAGGAATGCTCCAAGGAAATGGAGGACATACTCATCACTGCACAGATTCAATCTCGCATGGCCAACGACAAGGCAGGGAGTATTCCTGGGGAAATTGAGATATTCCTCAATACCCTGCTGAATCCCCAATTGCCCTGGCAGACGATCCTCCAGAAGTTCCTCCACAAATACAACAAGACCGATTACTCCTGGAAGAAACCCAATCGGAGATTCTTCCCGAAGCATCACTTGCCGAGTTTGTGGGGCCAATCCCTGATGGATATTGCAGTCGCTGCAGATACATCGGGATCAGTATCTGATGCTGACTTCACGGCTATCGTCAGCGAGATTGCCGGTATCCTGAAAATGATGCAGCCCGAAAAGGTTTCTTTCATCCAATTCGATACCTGCATCAAATCGGTCGACGTGGTTAAAAACCTCCAGGACCTCATGGCAGTGAGTTTCACTGGCCGGGGGGGTACTATCGTTGAACCGATTATGCAGTGGGCTGTAGAAAACAAGCCCCAAGCCATGCTGGTATTTACTGACGGGTATTTTCACAAGTCAGGACTTACCCAGCCACCAGCCACAGATGTTATCTGGCTGATCCACAACAACCCAGGTTTCACTGCCCCATTTGGAAAAGTGATTCACTACACCGTTTAAATATTCATGGCCGCCCCAGCAATTACTCTGACCCAGGACCAGCAAAATGCCCTGGATGCTCTGTTCGAATTCATCACTGACCCGGTTGAAAAGGTATTCGTCCTGTCCGGATACTCTGGCTGCGGCAAGAGTACTCTGGTGCAGACATTCCTCGATAAACTGCCGGAATTCCTCCGCACAATCCGGCTGATCGATCCCAACTACACCCCCTATGACCTGGAGCTCACAGCCACCACTAATACGGCTGCAGAAAACCTGGGTCAGATCACCGGACAAACTGTGCGAACCATTCACTCGTATCTCGGTCTGCGTGTGGTCACCGACTACAAGACCGGCGACTCGAAGCTGATCCCTCGCAAGTACGAGAAGAAGAACGGTGCACTAATCTTCATCGACGAGTCCAGCTTCGTCGACAAGACCTTGCTGCAGTACATCTTCGAGCTCACCGAGAACTGCAAGATCGTCTTCATCGGCGACCCTGCACAGCTGCGTCCGGTGAAGGCCACAGGATCTCCTGTGTTCGATGCTGGCTTCAAGGGAGCAACCCTGAAGGAAGTCGTTCGCCAACCCAAGAAGGAAGGCAAACCAGGCGAGCTGGCAGAGGTGCACCCCATCGTTGCCCTGGCCACCAAGTTCCGTGAAACCGTCATCTCCGGCGAGTTCTTCAACTTCAAGCCGGATGGTCACCACGTTGTGCACCTGCATCGTGATGACTTCAACGATGCTGTGCTGAACGAGTTCACTCGTCCGGACTGGCACTTCCGTGACTCGAAGGTTCTGGCTTGGACCAACAAGCAGGTCATCGCCTACAACCAGTTCGTGCGTCAGCATGCCAAGGGCGATCCCCAGTTGCAGGTCGGTGACTATGCCCTGGTTAACAGCGCAATCATGAGCAGCAAGGGCATGCTTAAGACGGACCAACGAGTCCAGATCACTGCCATTGGCGGTGAGATAACGGTACACGGTGTGCAGGGGCACATGGTCACTGTCAACGGCACAAGTACCCACTTCATGCCCTTGTTCCTCGCAGCCAAGAACACACGGCTGAAGCAGGCCCGTGAAGAAGACGAGTACAGCGTTGCTCGTGAGATCACGGATGAATGGATCGACCTCCGGGCGTCCTATGCATCCACGATCGACAAGGCTCAGGGCTCCACCTGCGATCAGGTCTACATCGACCTGGATGACATCAGCAAATGCAACTCTGGCGATCAGATCGCTCGGTTGCTCTATGTCGGTGTCAGTCGTGCACGTAACCGAGTCTTCCTCACGGGGGACCTGGCTTAACCCAATCCATCTAGTCAGGAAACCATGACTGAACAACTCCAACACGATCCACGAACCAAGCAGCAGATCAAGGAGGCGATCTACGCCTTCTTGTATGCACCCATCGAGAAGCAATTCAAGCATCGACTCGATGGACTGATCATTCGCAACGCAGTGTTCTGTGGCTACAGCCACAAGAGCTTCATGTTCAAGAACGTGCTCTACAACTGCGACACGAATCCTCTGCCACGGAAGATGAATCGCTTGGACGCCCAGTTCCATGGCGAGATGGCTGATCTGCTCAAGGAGCAGAAGGACATCAACGAGAAAGAGATGCCCTTCGTGCTGGGGTACATCAACCAGGTGCTGAACTCCAGCAACGACCTGCACGATTACCTCCGACTGCTCCCACAAGCAGTGCACGGCCCGGTGGAAGCCTTGATTGCAACCTGTCCCTGCCGGGGCAGGAAGCTGCCGGATGAAGCCGTGGACATCCTCCAGAAGAAGAACCAGAACCCCATCGAGCTCATGAAGCAACGGATGGTCACCAACCTCCTGATCTAAGGCGGTTTGCGCATGCGACACCACATCTTCGAACACTCCGACAAGTACCCCATTGCCATCCTGATCAAGGGCACGGCATTCAACAAGACCGATCTGCTGGTCAACTACGTGGAGCCCCTGCGTAGCAAGGGCATCCCACTCGGCGACATCATCGCTTTCGATCTGCCCTACAACGAGGCCGGAAAGGCCCCTGTGGCGCACATCAAGGCCTACCTTGAGGAGCTGATGCCTGCCCTCAAGGAAATCGGCTCCAAGCTCCTCTACGTGGCCGATGCGAACTTCTTCAAGGTCATCGCCGGCGTCAGCAAGGCTGATGTGAACCGCGGCTACGTGCTGCCCTGCAAGATCAAGGGCTACGAAGATATGGAAGTGGTCCTGGGAGTCAACCACCAGGCGCTGATCTACAACCCGGAGATCCAAAGCCAGATGACTCACTCCCTGCAGACGGTCGTAGACCGGGTGCAGGACACGTACAGCGCACCAGGTAGCGGCATCATCCAGAGCGCATCCTTCCCGGAGAGCCTGGAAGGCATCAAGGAGGCTCTGGAACAGCTGCACCAATACCCAGAGCTCACCTGCGACATCGAGGCCTTCAGCCTTCGATTCTGGGAGGCTGGCATCGGCACCATTGCCTTTGCCTGGGACAAGCATCATGGCTTGGCATTCCCCTGTGACTACAAGCCGTTCCCTGAGAAGCAGGAAGACGGACGGTACGGTCGCTACGTACCCAACCCAGAGGTACGAGCACTGCTGCTCGACTTCTTCACCAACTACAAGGGCAAGCTCGTATTCCACAAGGCTGACTACGATGTTGGCGTGATCATCTTCACCCTGTGGATGCAGCACCTGCTGGATCAACGGGGACTGCTCACCGGCCTGGACATCATGTGCCGTGATCTGGATGACACCAAGATCATCATCTACCTGGCCACCAACACAGCAGCAGGCAATGTGCTTGGCTTGAAGCCAAGGGCACAAGAGTTCGCTGGTAACTGGTCGGTGGAAGTCGAAGACATCAGCCGCCAGCCACTGGACAAGCTACTGCAGTACAACCTGGTGGACAGCCTCTCGACCTGGTACGTCAAGGAGAAGTACTACCCGATCATGGTTCGGGACTGCCAGCTCCCGATCTATCAGGACATGATGCTGCCTTCGCTCAAGCTGATCATTCAGCTGGAGATGACTGGCATGCCGCTGAATCCAGTCAAGGTACAGCAAGCCAGGGTAAAGCTAACTGCGATCTGCGAGAAGCATCTCGACACGATCGCCAAGAGCAGTCTGGTCCAGAAGCTCAACGGACTGCTGCGCATCAGTGAATGGGAGAAGGACTTCGAGGGTCGACGCTCCAAAGCCAAGAACCCTCACAAGATCCTGCCGAAGGACATCTCAGCCTTCGACTCGGTGACGTTCAATCCGAACTCCAATCCGCAGCTGCAGCGTCTGTTCTACGAGGTGATGGGCTTGCCTGTCATCGACCTGACAGACACCAAGCAACCAGCCACCGGTGCGGACACGATCGAGAAGCTGATCAACCACACCCAGGTGCCTGAGCAGAAGGTGCTGATGAGTGCGCTCATCGGCTATGCAGGAGCCAACAAGATCCTGACCACCTTCATCCCAGCATTCGAGGCATCCATTGCCAAGGCTGATGGGATGGTCTGGCTTCATGGGAGCTTCAACCTCGGTGGCACTGTCTCTGGCCGACTCTCTAGTAGCGATCCTAAACATATTGGGCTTTGAGGTAGTAATGCCTCATCGAAAATTGCCTAAACGGGGAAACTCCCACTGGTAAATTAGTTAAGGGCTTACAATACCTTAACAGAACTTACCAAGGACAATCCCGTGCTAAATCCCAGACAAGAAGTATTCGTGCCTATTAAAGGCTTCGAGGGCCTATACGAGATCTCCAATTTTGGACGGCTCAGGAATGCCCGCAAGATCATGAAGACCTACCAGATTAACTCTGGATACCTTGCAGCAAAATTGGTGAAAGAGGGTGTTCGCACATCAGTACTGATTCACAGACTGGTGGCGGAACACTTTCTAAGTAACCCGCTAAATAAGCCAGAGGTAAACCACAAAAGCCAGGAGAAGACTGATAACTCAGTGGATAACCTGGAATGGGTAACCTCATCGGAAAACAAAGCACATTCCTATTCCAATGGGTGGACTCGGTATAACGAGCCATCTAAAGGAATCAAACTAGGAAACACCTCAAAGTTCCACAACGTGCTGTGGGATAAGGCCCGTCAAAAATGGGTCGGGGTAGTGCGCCACGAAAGCAAAAACCACATGCAAAAGCGGTTTGATTCTGAAGTGGAAGCGGCAAGGCATGTGAATATGATTTTGGATACTCTGGGGCTGCATGATCGCCCCAGGAATACTGTCTGAGTAAATGCCTAACGACCATCCCGAAAGGGAGTACAGCCAAGCGGCTGGAAACGGTAATCGCCCTTATGGGGCGTTGATATGGTCTGCTCTTGTAGGTAACTACAAGCTGTCGAAAGACGGGGGAGGATTAGCGATCCTCCCTGAACACATGGAATCTCCAGAATCTGCCTGCAGGTTCTGAGTACGGGAAGCTGATCAAGGAGTGCTTCGAGGCACCCTCCGGGTGGGTCTTCGGTGGTGCGGACTTCAATTCACTTGAGGACTACATCAGTGCACTGACCACCAAGGACCCGAACAAGCTCAACGTCTACCTGATGGGCTTCGATGGTCACTGTCTGCGTGCAGCTTATTACTTCCGTGATCAGCTGCCGCACATCGACCTGAATGATCCCAAGTCGGTGAACACCATCAAGAAGACTCACCCTGAGCTGCGACAGGATTCAAAAGGCCCCACGTTCCTGCTTACCTATGGCGGGACCTACCACGGGATGATGAACAACCTGGGTTGGCCAGAGGACAAGTCCAAAGCCATTGAAGAGAACTACCACGAGCTCTACAAGGTGTCGGACCAGTACGTCCAGGACCGCCTCAAGCAGGCATCCAAGGACGGCTTCGTCGAGGTGGCCTTTGGTTTGCGTGTGCGGACACCGTTGCTCAAGCAAGTGGTATTCGGTGGACACAAGATGCCCTACGAAGCTGCAGCTGAGGGACGTACTGCAGGCAATGCACTGGGGCAGTCCTATGGCTTGCTCAACAACCGTGCTGCAGTGGCCTTCTTCAAGAAGGTCTGGGCCTCCAAGTACCGATACGACATCCTGCCCATCGCACTGATCCATGACGCGATCTACATCCTCATCCGAGACAACGTGGAGATCGTGGAGTGGGCCAACAACCATCTCATCGGAGAGATGCGCTGGCAGAACCTGCCTGAGATTCAGCACCCAACTGTGAAGCTCGGTGCTGCACTGGATCTGTTCTGGCCTAGCTGGGCCAACGCCACTACGTTGCCCAACGAAGCCAGCCAGAAGACCATCGTAGAAATGTGCCAAGCAACAAGGAGGAGTGTTCTCGAACGTAGCTAAGCCAACAACATCAACCCCTTCAGCGGCCTCCTAGTGAGGCCGTTTTCTTTTTCCCTTTCAAAGTACACACATGAAGAATTACATCGGTTTCGTCAATGATCACTCTGGTTCGATGCTCCACCTCGCAGAGGCTGCTATCAAGGACTACAACACCACCATCACCGCGATCAAAGACGCATCCTCGCGTGAGATGCTGGACACCGTGGTTTCGGTCGTTGGTGTCGGCTTGCCTTCACACCACCACACCACTCGTCAGGTGATCATCTCCAATCCGCACGTCTTGAAGCCGGTGACGGACTGGCCTTGCCCTGGCGGTACTCCGCTGTATGACGGTATCGCTGACATGATCCACCTGCTGAAGGATCTGCCGGATGCCAACAAGCCGGATGTCTCGTTCCTGGTGCTGGTGACGACTGACGGCGACGAGTTGCACAGCCGCAACTACGACGCCCACACCCTGAAGGTGCTGATGCAGGAAGTCAACACTGCCGGCAACTGGACCTTCGCATTCCGTCTGCCAGCGCATGGGAACGGTTATCCGATCCTGGCCCTGGGCGTTCCTGCTGAAAACATCCAGCGTTGGGACACCACGAAGGAAGGCATGGAGAAGTCGACTGTGGCCACCACCCAAGCGGTGAACAGCTACTTCCGTGGCCGCACCACTGGTGCTCGCTCTTCGTCTGCCTTCTTTGCTGATGCATCGCAGGTGAACGTGGCAGCTCTGGAAGACGTGTCCAAGAAGATCAGCCTGTACGTGGTTCCTGATGCTGACAATGGCATCGAGATCCGTCCGTTCATGCTGCGTCATCGCATGGAGTACCTGAAGGGTGCTGCCTTCTACCAGCTGACCAAGACCGAAGGTCGTGTCTCGTACACCAAGCAGATCTTGGTGCGTGATCGTCAGACCGGCAAGTTCTTCGCCGGCAAGGAAGCTCGCCAGATGATCGGCCTGCCGACTGATCGCAACGCTCGCCTGCACCCCGGTGACCACAAGAACTTCGATCTGTTCATCCAGAGCGAGTCGGTCAACCGCAAGCTGGTCGGCGGCACTGGTGTTGCCTACTGGAAGGAAATCGGTGTCCCGTTCACGGACGCTGATCTGGCCTACCTGCAGCCCAAGACGCCGGCTACGGCTGTTGCTGCTCCCCCTGTGGTGCAGTTGCCCGCAGTTCCGGTCAGCACTGCACCGACCAAGAGCCCGATCCCGGTGACTCCGCGCTTCGAGTACTTCGAGACTCGTGAAGAGGCACGTCGCTTCTGCGGTATCCACAGCATCGTGCAGTCGGAAATCTTGAAGAACCCCACGGCAGTCAAGGGCCGCAAGTGGTCGGTGCCCACGGAACTGGTCAAGCAGGCGAATAAGCCGAAGAAGGCAGTCACTGCCTAACAGAGCTGCGTAGCTCCTGGCATAACAGGGCTACGTAGCTCCTGGTTTAAACCAATAGGCCAATCTCCAGCAATGGAGGCGGGCCTTCCCAATTCATGCCCATGACCAATAAACGACTTGTCCAGGCATCGTTCTTCTGGAAGAACGACAAGCCTGAAGGCCTCGGGTTCACTCTCGGAGAGCCGGAATTCTCCCCCGCTGAGCTGGAAGCAATGTTCGCTGAACACATGGTGAAGCAGTACTTCATCGACAGCGATATGGCCATGGGCACCTTCGTGGTCCAGGGCTACCTGACCCAGCTCGAAGCTATCGCCACTGCCGCAAGGCAAGGCAAAGCCACGATGCAGCAAGCCATCCTGGCTGCACTGAACATCCTGTGGCTGTCTGAGCGTGGCTTCATCCCCAAAGACGAATTCAATGGAGCCCAGTTTCTCTGGGGCAATTTGCAATGAGTAAGAGCAGAACCACCATCCGCTCATTCCCCGCATCCGCACTTGGCTGGTATAGCTACTACGCCAAGCAATACAACAAGACCGAGAGCCCTGATGCCATGTATCTGGCACAGGTGAACTACCTGTTCTACCTGGCTTTCGGAAACGAAGTCGTTGCAGCATGAGTGACTACACCAAGAAGCAGCGGAAAGCCTTCGTTAGGCTGCTCAAGGCAGCCAAGGGGAGTTTATGGGACGGTACCCCCGGCATCTACGGGAAACACACCTACATCTGTTTGTCTGTGCGAGAGGCGCAGCTAGATGGGGTGTGTCTCTTGAAAGATTCAAAAGCTCTTTGCGACGAGATCGATCGTCGTATGGCCCCGCACATCACCCTGCGGCAGTGGTTGAAGAGCCAAGGGATTCCTACTGAAGAATTGGACTTCATTCCTCTCCAAGCACATCGCTTGGCTTGGATTAACTTGCTCATCAAGGAGTTCTCCGCATGAGCGAGTACACCAAAGAACAGCGACAAGCCTTCGTCAAGTTGCTCGAAGGTAGCAAAGAGCATCTCTGGGACGGCTATGGCCTCAAAGGTAAATGGAACAACTACATCTGTCTGGCTGTAAAGCAAGCGCGGATTGATGGGGTTGCTACTGAAAAGGACGTGAACACGCTCTGCGAAGAGATTGAACACCGTCTAGGTAACCATCCCTCCATGGCCACCTGGTTGCTAAGCCAGGGCATCTCACGAGCAGACATCGCCTCACCAGCACTCCAAGCTCACCGTCTGGCTTGGGTCAATCTGATGATCGAGGAGTTCTCCAAATGAAAGTCAAGACATCCGAGCTGACCGGCAAAGCGCTGGACTGGGTAGTCACCTATCTCTGGATCAAAGTCATAGAAGACACCGGCGAGTACATCAAGCCGTGGTGGAAGACGCAGGTACTGGAGTCGCATCACGCTGATCCGTACAGCAGTGAATGGTTGTGGGGCGGGCCGCTCATCGAGCAGGAGAAGCTGTCAGTCGGCCCAGAGCTGAAGGGTGGCGACTGGTACGGGGACTGGCGCTGCGTGTGCCTGAGCTGGGAGGGTGTGCAGTACGCCGACGAGAGCGGCCCCACACCACTGATCGCAGCCATGCGCTGCTACGTAGCCTCGAAGTTGGGCGACGAGGTGGATGTGCCCGAGGAGCTACTGTGATCCTCAAGCCAGGCGATCGCTGCTTCACCAAGTACGGGCCTGCCACTGTGGTTGGCTTCGAGTGCTTCAGTCCAGATGGCAGAAGCTCCTACCTTGTCTATGAGGACGTGGAAGGTAGTTCCAGCCGTGTCCGCTGCAAGCTGGACAAGCCAGAAAACTGGTCACTGTCCGAGTCTGGTGGTGACCCGTATTTCTGGTGCTCAGACCTTCAACAACTGTCCCTAGTTGGGGCAGGTGAAGAGCCACTCTTCAACGGAACACCAGGCTGCAAGCACGAGACGTACAACGCCCCTGGGGGTGGAATCAAGTGTGTGCACTGTCCCGGCTGGTTCTGTTACTGATCCGACCACACAACCAAACCAAGCCCACCACTCAGCAATGAGGGTGGGCTTTTTTCATGTCATGAACACCAGCATCTATTACTTCGAGATTCAGTTCAAAGACTCCACTGTTGTGCGGTGGACCAACCTGAGCAAGTACCACGCACGAGCGATGTATCGAGCTACAGAGTCGTCCATGCCACCCAACACCAAGTTCTTTGCTTGGGGAGAGATGAAGTGATCTTCCCCATCCAGATCCGTGGCCAGCGGTTTCTGGTCAAGGTTGATGACAAGGCACCCAGCATCAACCCTCAGCTGCTCGACTACAGACGACAGCCCTTGAGAACTGCTCAGCAGCTTCTCACTCCACCGGTGATCAAGCAGATCTGTGAAGACCACCACATCCTCCAGTTGGCAGAGCTTCATTGCTCTGACTAGCAGAAACCAGGAAGGAAAAGCACAACATGACTGAACAAGACAAGATCGACTACAGCAGCGAGCGGTGGCGCATTGCAAGCATGAGCACCCAAGACAAAGCCGCGCCGACTGACGAGCAAATCCTTGCCGCGGCGCGAGCCATGAACAAGCTCGCCGCCGAAGCCTGCGGCGTTGATGAGGCCGACCACTGGGCGCTCTATGGC